GAACCTGTATCAGCACCAGCTAAACCAATTCCTGTATCTAAATCAAATTTATGGGGAGTTAAAGTTGGATTTGTACTTGAAGCTGCTTCATTTAATATTGCAGGACCTGATGAATCATCAGCAGAAAATTTATTTGCTGAAAAATCAAAATCATCGCTTCCATTAATACTTACATTTAAAACATTTGCAGATGATGCATAAAAGCCAGTATTACCAGCACCGAAAGCTAGTGTAGGAGTAACTGCATCATTTGATACTGGAAGTAGTAATTGTCCAGTAGTTTCTGATATTGTTATTGAACCAGATACGTCAAGTTTAGTAGATGGAGTGTCAGTTCCTATTCCAACATATCCTGAACTATTTATTCTCACTCTCTCATTACCAGTTGTTGCAAATGCAATCTCACCACCACTAGATACTGCATCAAATGTGTGTGTATCACCTGCGAATGTAGTAGTTGAAGCTGCAATACTTAAATATCTAGCTTCAGATAATGAACCTGTACCATGACCTCTAAAATATTCGCCAGTTTCACCTGGATATTGTAATGTTAATAGTGCTGTAGGATTTGTTGTTCCAATTCCAACATTCCCATCTGGTTCAATAGTCATTCTAGCTAAAGAATTATTTCCAAAGATGATATTTGTGTTTGCTGTTCCAGTTCCAATCAATAAACCATTTGTATTATTGTGAGCTAAAATTTCTGAATATCCACCAACTGCAATTGAACTATATCGTGTTACAGTTCGTGCAATTGCATGATTAACAAAAAATGAAGGTCCATCATCGGAAGTTAATATAATCTCAGATACTGCACTCGTCCCCGCATTTGGATTATTAACTCTAAGTGATGTCTGACTATCTTGATCTTTATACAGATCAAATTCATAAGATGGGTTAGTTGTTCCAATTCCAACATTACCAGCATTATCTAAAACCAGTTGATCAGCAACGCTATCGTGTCTTAATATTAATTGGTCTCGTGAAGTATCAGCAAAAATATACCCTACTGCACTACCAGTTGCAAATAATCCAATATATGCATCTCCTCCACCAGTATCATCTAATATTAAATCTCCGCTACCAACTACATGTAATTGTGTTGTTGGATTCGTAGTTCCGATACCAACTTTTCCATCCTCATCAATTCTCATGGCTTCTGCACCAATACCAGTGTCAAATGCTAACTCTAATGTAGCTCCACTTGTTCCTGTACGAGCATGAATATTTGCAAGTCCTGTTTGACTTGTATTATTAAAATTAATAGATGCGACGCCATCATTTCCAGCTCCAGTTCCGACATTGAAGAAATCTAATGAAGATGCTCCATTCGTATCTTGAATTCTAATTTTACCATCAGTTCCATATACATGTAACATTGCACCTGGATTTGTTGTTCCTATACCAACATAACCAGTCGAACCCGCAATATACATCTTAGGAGTTGTTCTATTTCCAGCATAAAATTCTATTGATTGATTTGAATTGAAAGCTGATAATACTAAATTATCACTACTTTGTAAAACTGATTTGCCAGCATAAGTAGCGACTGGTGCATAGGCATCATTATAGTGTGCCATTGTAAGTGTACCGTCATAAGATGTAAGAGCAATTGTAGCTCCACCACTAACATCGTCTGATTGTTGAATAGTTAGTTTAGGTTGACCAGTACCATATAAGTGCAATAATGAACTTGGGCCTGTTGTTCCAATTCCCACATGACCAGAACCAGAGAAAAATACCATTGGTGTAGGTTCATTTGGTGCATATGTAAATCTTAAATTTTCACTGAATTGAATTAATTGGTCATTTGGTCCAGTTCCGGCCGCTGAACGAATTGATGCAAGTCGTAAATATTCAGAATTATCATTAACGATATTAAATATACTTGAAGCTGCACTGGATGTAACTGTCAATCCCATTGAACCTGTAAATGCGTGAATGTCATCATTTGAATTACCAAACTTAGTTGAACCACTTTCATAGATAATTGAGCTTGATACAAATTCGGCATGAAATTCTTGTGCAGTTACTGTTCCTGTGAATATTGCGTCACCTTCTACATGAAGATTCGTTGATGGATTTGCAGTTCCAATTCCAACATATCCAGAAGTATTTACAATTACATTGTTTATAGAAGCACCAGAACTTAAACCAAAATAGGCTAAATTATTTTGTGTACCAAAATAAGCCATATCACTCGTATCTTCAATACTAATCTGTGTTAAAGTATCTCCTGATTTAAAATTTGTCACTGTATTTGTTGTTGCATGATAAACTTCTAAAGGATTGCCAGGAGTAGCTGTTCCAATTCCTACACTACCAACATTATCAATTGTCATTCAAAGCGATGCACCCGTTGCAAACCTTATTTTATCAGGTGAACGGATTGCTAAATCATTATCTTCAGCACCAGTAATAATTTGTCCACCACTATCTAATCCTATATACGCATAATTTGTACCGTCTGTCAATGCTATTGTTGGTCTTGATGCATGTTGTAATGTAAAACCAACATTGCTTATTGCATTTACATGTAAATCTGATGTTGAAGTTGTAGTTCCAATACCAATTCCACCACCACCAACAAAGTATGAATCATTACTAGAACTTACAGCAAGTGATCCAGTAAGAACAAATGAACCACCACCAGTGAAGCTTAAGCTTCCTACTGAAAGATTTGTAATATCAATAGTTCCAAACGATCCTGATTGAGCCACATTATTCAGTACATCAAAGTTTAAATCATGTCGGTGATTTCCCATTGAATATTCATTGATACCTCCAGCAAAAGGTGTTTGGCCAATGTCAGTTGGCTCTGCTTCATAAGGTTGAATAGATGGAGCAGCCAATTGTCCAAGTACAGCTGTGTTTGTAGTTGACATATTTGATGAAACAGCATTACCAATACCTGCAGCTCCATCACTTGGAGTACGGATAATAAAATTGTCTGGTGACATCTGAATATATGATACTTCAGACTGATAAAGTAAAAATCCATCTTTTGATAATTCAACTCTTGGAGTATCTTGAACTAATCTGAAGTTGTCAAATGAAATTTCTGTATAGGGATATTTTGCAGAATCATCTGATGAAGTTGTTTCTACTTCTAATGGCTCCTCTTCATATCTAGCCGATGCCGAACCGGTGTGATTTGATCTTACGGGAGTTGTAGCTCCTGCATAATAATACAGGCTATCATCAATTTCGCCATCTTCTGCTCTTCGTGCCAATACGAGGTTAAATAAAGGATAATCTCCACGGACCTCATTAATTGTACTAATTGTAACTGTATCTCCATTTTTGTCAATAAGTTTATCACTAGTTGTCAGGCTCGATGCAAGCATACTTCCACTATCGACTGTTTCAAATAACTGAGTATCAGATGTGATGATATCTGAACCATTAATATATAAGCTTGATGTCGCATGATGATTAGTCTTTGTAACTACGTACGCAACAATATTTTCATTCGCAATACTATCTCATGCAAGAACGGCGGCTTTAACTCTTAATGCCTTGATAGTTTCGGTCGATGTACCATCTTGTAATAAAATTGGAGTCTCAGGTGTTAGAGATCCAAAGCTCAATAGGCTTCTAATGCTTGCAAACCATTCATCCAATTTGTATTCTTCAGATGTTTGAGTCACGTCTGGATTGATTGATCCGGACAGCCTTAACCGCAACTTAGATGTTGAAGCTGGTAGTTTTGCCGAAGCCTTGATTGAAGTATATTTGACGGCCATATTGTATTTAGACCACTCGCTAGTCCCTGTTGGAATAAGTTTATTCCAAGCGCTTCCAGACCAATATTCAACTCGATATTTTTGTTGCTCAAATCCTCTATCATATCCTGCTCCAGCAAGAGAGTGTGACATTTTTGCCACGAACGCCAGTGAAACAACATTTCCCTCAACTCATGTTTGAGCAGCTTGAGAACTAGCACTAACGATCTGAGATAGTTCATATTGATTTGATGTTAAATATGATGCAGATGTCTGGGCTAAACTTCTGCTTGTTGATGCAATTGGAGCAAGCGTTCCTGGGTAGATAATATCAAATGTATTATCACCCACAACAGCAGCATTATATAGTTCATATCCAGCACCAAGTCGTCTTGTCATTGAGTGAGATACGGGACCTACAGTTGCCAACGACCAACTAACAACGCTCAATGGAGAGGATGCATTTCCAAGATGATAACCATCAGATCCTGTTCATAGACCTCCAACATCATATTCGAATGAATCGTTAACCATTTCGTCTGTAGCTGATCCAAGCATATACATTGATTTTGATGCTACGGCAATTAAGTCATTATTGTAATCATCTGAAATATATAATCCACCATCAGTTTCAGCTTCTAGTCTAACACCATTCTTTGAGAATGATCCAGTATTAAATGTCCATCCAGCTATTTCTCCTCCTGTGAAATAGACCGATGATCCTGTAATATTTCCAGTTGTGTCTAGATGAAACTTGCTCGAACTCATTTCTAAAGTTCCAGCTGATCCACTTATGTATTGTCCATCTCCACCAAGGAAAAAGTCTGATGAACTTAATATTAAATTGCTACCATCAAATGATATTCTATATCCCTCAGGCATTCCAGCTCTAAAATTACCGGCTCCATCCATGTAGACACCAGTGCCTGTTGTCATATTCATTAAATGAGAATTAGTTCCTAATGCAATGTTGGGAGTTGATGAATTTAAAAGAACAGAATTGTCAGATGAGCTTATAAAAGCACTACCAATTTGCCATCCTCCAATATGTCCTAGAGGAGCATTGATTGTTCCAGTTAAAAATACATTTTGTGAATATAATCCATACCCAGGATCGGTTCCCACAAGCCCTACTGCTAATCCACTTAGATCTCCAAGTCTAGCTTTTAAATCTGTATCAGCATAAGCAGAGCCAGTTCGCTCAATAATGTCTATATATGGAGTTGAAGTATCAGCCGGACTTGCATTTAGCTTGATGTATCCCGTGTTTAATTTTCCTGTTGAAACAAGAACCTGTCCCTCTTCATATGCAGCCGCCGATCCACTGGTTCCTCTTGTTACCATAAGTCGACCTGCACCAGTTGTTAGATTGTCAACCGACGCACTAACTATTGTTACAACCTCTTCACTAAATCCAGTTTCAGATACTTTCTTGACGATCATATATTCTGTTGGCTCAAATCCACTGGCGTTTGCAACACTCATAGTAACATCAGAAATTCCAACAGCACTTCCACTAACTACAGTTGAGTTAGCTACTCATAATTGTCCACCAACAGCATTGATAGTTTGCTTATCGAATGAAACGGTTGATAGAGATCCTCTAATCACAGCATTATCAAATTCTGCAAGTCCTGTCTGATCAATTCTCCATCCCTTTAATCCACTTACAAAATCATTTGTCTCAATAAGTCCACTTGAATACATTGTAAGATTTGTTCCACCTAAAGATGAATCATCAAATGTCCAACCAGCAATAGAAGACGAAGTATCTGTTCGTAAATCAAATATTGCACTACCACTATATCCTTGAATAAATCCAGAACCAGCATCATTTTGACCCATAAGAATATAATGAGTAGCATCCTTTTTAATAGCAAGAGCATTATAATTCCCTTGAATTCTTCCAAGATATACAGTATTATCACTAATGTTAGCTCAATTAGTATTTTCACTGCTTAAATATATATTAGTCGTTTCTGAATCATTGTACAAACTTCCAGAATCAATTGTCCAACCACCGATATCTCCACCTGTGAATTGAACATTTGAACCAGTAATCTGACCACTAGACTTTAATCGTAAATAGTCATTTGAAGATTTAATTTCGTCAGCCAATAGTGAAAATCCACCAATTGTACCTGTCCCAGTTACATAAATGCTGCCATCAAATAGTGCAGATGATCCAGTGATGTCTCCACTTGCTTTTATATTAAAATTAGACGAGCTTATAAAATAGTCATTGCCTGTTGCAGAACTACTAATGAAAAAGTTTGAAGTATAGAATGCATCGTTGGTTAGATTAAATGATGCAATTTTTCCGCCTGTAAATAGTACATCAGATCCTGTTATCTCTCCAGTTGATTTCACATTGAAAACACCAGAGCCTGAATTTGCTAATGATGATGCACCAGCAAAAAATCTTGTATCACCAGCGGTTGACATCCCAACATAGTCAGATGCCGTTAAATTATATAGTGCTCCAGTAACAATTTGTCATCCACCAATATATCCAGCAGAGGCAGAGATTGAACCCGAGATAAACACATTACCATTTGGATCCAAATAGAATCCAGATGAGCTAATTACAATCGTACCACTTGATCCAGAAATATATTGAGAATCATAATCTCCAACAAAGAATGAGTCAGCCACAACTTCAAATCTGCTTGGATTTGTACTAAATCTTAAGTACCCATTGTCTGAAACAAGTTCGAGACCAACTCCGTCATATGAATCACCTGACGCTGGTAAAACAGCACCTGAATACATCATGAATCCGGGAGAAGCAAGGCTCATTGAGGCTGATAAGAATCCCTCATATCCAACTGAACGCATATAACCTGATGTTTTACCAGCGATCTCAATTCCAGAACCTAAAGCATTAGATGCGTATAGTGATCCAGTAATAAGACCTTCTCCGACCATAGAAGCTGAAAGTGCATATGTATTGGCACCAGCAAAATTTGTTTCTGAAGATGTTACCTCATAGACAGATCCAGACTCATTAACTTTAGCATACTCGCCAAATGGATTTAAGAATCTCGTCTTAAATGTGAGAATGTCATCTTCACGCTCTGTAGGAACTGCAATTTTAAAACTAAATGAATTAGGATTGACGCCAACGCTTGATCCTGTCACTGGAACTTTTCCGAGACTTTGTCATTTCGTCTCATCTGCGTCAACTGACACTGAGCCTGATGAAAGTAAGAATACATCAATGGCTTCAACAAATCCAGAGTATGTCTCTAGATCATTAAATGCTATTTGTGCAAAGCTTCTATTCTTTAAGGGATTATCTGCGTCTGTCTGGATTGTTTCTACGGCTGTAAAATCTGGTGCTTCTTGGAATACAATGTCAGATCTATTTGGTAGGGTAGGATTAACTGCAATGATTCGGTTTCACATTACATTGTATTCAGATCCTCGAAGACCTGATTCGATGTCAAACTCTCTTAAATCTGCTGATCCAACAACTGATATTGTAGCAGGTCCGGCGGTATGCAATTCTGTGATTGTAAATCAAACTCTCCACCCTGGACTATTAGACGCAGCATCTACGGCACGAACAACAATTGGTTGTCCATTGACATCAAGAATTTCAATTTGTATGTCTGAATTTCTAACTAATCCTTCTGATCCATAAAGTATGAACGAATGTCGCCCTAAACCATATGACTCTTCCTTGACGCCAAAAATTCTAAAATATTTAGAAAATGGATTTTCATCAAGAATCTTATCAATGGGGGATTTTTCAAAGTTTAGTTTTAGATCAGCTTTGTTTAATGCAGTTAATGTGGTACCCACTATCATCTCCTTAGATTATACTCATATTATATAAATATAATCCAAGGAAATAAGTTTATTATAGTGTGCTGATGTTTCCTATATGTGTTTCGTTATTTTCTTTCCTAAGATCAATATTATTATCCATATAGTCTTTCAGTTGTTCGATATGACTGATGATAAATGTATTTCTGAATGCCGATCTTAATACAGTAAACATGCTGTGTAGAGATGCTTGTGTTTCAGAATCCAATGCAGAGAATCCTTCATCAATAGCAATTAGTGTTGGTTTGGGTTTCATTGATATCTTGAGCAGAGCATTACGAATAGCAATCTCACTCATAATAGATTCCATACCGGAGGCTGCTTCCACTGGAATTAACTCTCCATCCACATATTTCAGATAGACACCAATCTTATCATTGTCATCTACAATATTCAATTGGAAATTCACCACTGAATCTAGCAATCTTGATATTTCAAAATTGACCTTATGAAGGGCATTACTAATAATATCAGATGGGATTCCATTACGATGGACGGCTGCCAAGTAATATGAATATCGATCTGTAATGATCCTCTTCTCCTTGACTTGATCCATTTTTTCAGAGATATTGTCTCTTCGTTCTTTATACATGGCCAAGTTGTTTGTGAATTCCATTTCTTTCTCATGTTCAATTTCATAGAACTTATTGGCTTCATCAATTTTGTTTTGCTTTGTTTCAATCAATGACATCAATGATTTATTCTGTTCTATGGTCTTTTGATTTTCTTTATATAGAGCAATTTCAGCCTGTATGGCTTTGATCTGCTGACCTATACTTCTTGCCTCGGCAATCTTTGTTTGTACCTTAGATTCGAGCAATTCTGCCTGAGCACTGAGAGTGTCTTGATTGGATTGATTTTCCTCAACCAATCTTCTAGTTGATTCAGATAAGACTCTTACAGATTCTATTTCTTTATCAAGCTCCTCAATTCTTCCATCAAATATGTCATTTGCTTTTTGATGATCTTCTTCTATTAGTGCCAATGCTGATCGTTCCTTCTCACGTAAAGCTGTCTCGCTGATAATCTCATTGTTTAGTGCTACTAATTCATTGTTTAATTTCTCTTCACCACCTCTAGCATCGAGGGCAAATTTTACAAGTATGCATTTAGAACAAACGTCATGTTCAACAAAATCATCAGTAATCAATTCTTGATTTTTCTTATTTACTTTAATCTCTTGCTCTTTGAGCATTATTTTAGACTCAAGTCCCATAATGATTGATGTAAATTCCATGATTGATTCTTGTCGAGTTGAAGCAAGCCGACGGAATTGCATATCCTTAGTGCCCCAGGTCAATGATTCATTTGTTCGATCAGCATCATTTGTCTTGGTCACCTCTGCTAATTTCTCAGCAGCAGTTTCGCTTTCGATTGCAAGATTGAAAATTTCATCTACCATATCAAGAGATTCTCTTCGTTTGGTCCGACGTAGCTTATCAAGATCTTGTGCTTCTACACCTAGTTTTTTAATAGATGTCTTGTGGGCTTCAATTGTATTTTCCTGATTGGGAACATCAATCTCTTTCCCTTTAACAGCACGGACCTGAGCCTGTAGAGCATCTTTTTCCTTCTGTATATCTCTAGCAATTACTTTATATGCCGCTCCATCTCCCCTACGATTACTAATTCCTGTTGTGGCTTTAACAATTTCCTTATTAGTCCCAGCCAGTTGAGAGGATAGATCGTCCTTATTTAGCTCCTTCAATACAGTTATATTGTCGTTATTAATCTTGTTGGCAACCTTGTGTTTCCTATCAAATGCTGTAAGGTCAAGGAAGCTCATCAAAATATTCTTCCGATTGGTATCTTTGCTCTTAATGAAGGATGCCCAGTTGTTCTGTGCTATCATTGCTGTATTTAAGAAGTCGTCAGACGTTCCGAATATCTCCCTAATGTTCTTTTCAGTCGCATTCTTATCGTCACCGTTCAATTCTTCTAGCAGAGCACCCTGATCCTTATCAATTCTGTTGAATGTAAGCGTCTGAGACGCTCCCCTCTTCCCTGCCTTCTCATGGACTTTTAGTTTGCGTTCAACTTCGTACAGTTGACCGTCCGATTCCAAAGTAATATAGACCTTTGCCTTATCTTTTTGGTTATTAACCAACTGAGCAAGACTTAACTGCTTTGAGGTTGTGCCAAATATGGCAAATGTAATTGTTTCTAAGATGGATGATTTTCCTTGAGCATTTGCACCAAGGATTCCAGTGATCCCAGTCAGGTCTTTGAAATTAATTCTATTGTCTTCTCCAAATGTGAAGAAGTTATCAAATTGCATATGTCCAAGAGTCCATCTTGACATAGATTTCTTATCTGAATATGTAGGATCCTCTTTAACAATATGCTCAATATCAGAATTGACTTCAATAATCTTTTCAGTCTCTTTTTTTGTTAATGATGGATATCGAGTTCGCAGGTATTCTTTAATCAACTTATTCTGCACAGCAATATCATAGAAATCTGAATCTTCAAATTCATCTTTCAAATCTGTTTCGAGAAGCCCCTCCACTTCATGGGGAATAATCTCTATTGCACCATATTTTTGCACCACTTCTGATTTGATTTCCTCAAGCCTTGACATTGAAAGCTTATCGAAATATAGTCTCACCCTTGGACTGGATGCAAGAAAGATCTTATCTTCCAGAATATTATTCTTAGCATATAGAGTATGAAAGGCATTATCGTTTTCAATCTTTATGAATTCTACAGATTTGTCTGTGAGATCCCAAATTAGATATCCCTTCTCAACCTCTTCACCATAATTCTGCTGAATAAGACTTCCAGCATACCAGATGGGATTCTCTTCCTGAAGACATTGCCTCATGTGAATATCACCTAGCATTGTAAAATCAAATGGTCTAAAAAATCCGGCTGTCATATTAGATTCAAATGTGAATTGAAATTCATTTTGAGATCCATTAATCGGCCCATGGTATAATGCAATATTAGTGTTGTCAGGATTTTGTATTGTTGTATCGAATGTAGATTTATCTTGGAATACAGAATAGTGATATATGTCTACATCTCCATAGTTATACACTCCAGTATCGCGCAAATAATCTATGTTTTTAAACTCGGATAGCATCAGAACTGGTGAAAGTGCATCAGTTCTTGATAGATTTGATAAGGATGCGTCATGATTGCCCGGGATTATGATGATTTTGATGCCTAATTTATTAAGATTTTCAAACAAGAAATATAGCATCTCTATAAGCTCTGGTGACATTTGAGTCTTCCCATGGACGGTATCACCGGTAATGATAACGGCATCAACTGCTTCGTTCCTCAACGATAGAAAAAGCTTTTCAAATACAGCTTTATATTCGCCTTGTCTAGCAATAGTTCTAATATGAATATCGGATATATGAGCTACCCTTTTCCATTGTCTTTGTGATTTCATTCTAACCTCTGCTCATCATTTTAAATCTCATTTTTGTTTTCAGGTCAGTCGTTGCTACAGCTGAATCAATTAATTTAAGAAATTCATGCTGCTCCATCTCACCTGGGTCTTTGTCCAAAGGTAGTTCTACTATCTGGACCTGTATGCCGGCCTCAATAAGCTTCATAATCTCTCGATAAACAAACCTCATAGCATCAGCATCTAAAGCTAAATATACCTGCCTTACTCCCTCATTAAGTAATTTTTCAATTATTGCATCACCAATGGAATTACCCAAGATTGGTATTGCGTTCCTGTCTATCTTCATTGCATCGAATACACCTTCAACGAGGATCACTGGAAATGCCCATGATGTATATAATTCAAATGGAACAATGTCCTTAGGTGCTACTGGATTGTCATATTTCTTAATTTCTTCATCCAGATAATATGTTCGGGCAACGAAATAATTAACGACACCAGACTCACTGTAAGATGGGATGATCAAGCGATTCCTATATTTACCTTCAGTGCAATAACCAATATTGTATCGATTGACAAGAGTTTCAGTAAAATTTCTTGACTTCAGATAATGCCATGCTTGTCTAAATTCTGGTGATCGTGAATGTTTTGATAGGGATTTGTATTCCTTGGGTAGAAATATCTGTTGCTCTGATGATTTACCATCGTCATATTTGACAAAGCTTTGAGAACGCTTATCAAGAAGCTTTACAACTTCCTGAATGATTCCTGATTTGCCAGTTTTCTTGAGTAGTGATAGTATTGACTTGGATCCATTTTGACAAACCCAGCAATGCCAGAAGCCTGTGTTGATATTTACATTGAGCTTCTTCTTGTGATGGTTACAAAATGGACAGAAGAAAGCGAGGTCACCGTTTTTCGATATGCCATCGCTTTCTCCATATGTTAATGTAAGTATCCGTTTGAGTGCTTCAGGATTGTTAACCATTTTTGAACTTGCGGATTTCCTTTTCAACATCATACTGATGCTGTTTATCGAAGAATAGTGTTACACCTTTCTGCTTGAGTTTCTTACGAAAAGGCTTATAATGAGTGTTGTATAATTCGGGCTTAAATTTCTGTAATTTCTTTTCAAGCTCCTCTATTTCAACATAGTAACAGAAACCCACGATCAATCCATGCTCCTTGACAGACCACATGTCGTTTTTATCAATTTTCATCTACTTAACTTCCTTATGCTTACAGTTATTAAAGTGATATCTTTTCATTGCATTAACTCCGCCCTCTTTACCACAATGAGGGCATATCGCTAACTCTTGTTTTATTCCAGCTAATGATTTACCAATCTTACTTTTTGTATTTGCTGTAGGTGGTTTGCGATTTTGTGCACTTGTACTAAGCTTTGCTTTTGTGTCTTCCGAGTGCTTCATTCCTATCCGAGACTTACTGATTTTCCGTCTTGTCTCTTTTGACAAGGTTCTTCCAATTGATGATTTACTAATTTTTAATTTTGTAGCATCGGTTACGGCATGACCTTTGTTCTTATTACTAATCTTTTTTTTAGTTTGCTCTGTCACTGTGTGATTTAGACTTCCCAAACTTATATTATTTCGATGCTCAATTGATAACTTCCGACCGGTAAGTGCTATGCTAATATTTTTCTTTGCTTTATCATTCATGACTCAGTCTCCAGATGCATTAGAAATATTATAACACATCTTATCATTTTGAACATCCAGCTTTTCATGAAGATTTGTTTCAGCTCTATTTGCCTGCTTCCTTGTCCTGAAAATTTCTAAAACCGAATATCAAAAATTTTCAGGGTTTTCTTTTTGCTCGATCATAAATTGCTTATCGTGGCTCGAACTAAAGTATCTATATCCAATATCTCTATGTGGCAGATCATTGCTAGATCTAACTCCAATATAATACTTCTTATTAGACATGTTGTTTATTATATAAGTGTAGTGATATTCCTTCATATATATAAATATACAGCTTATTCTAAATCTTCTTCCATATAACGCTTTAGCTGACCCTTGTTTGATTTTTTCTTGAAACCTTTTTTAATACCTTTTGCGTATTTTGATTTTTGATATTTACGCTTTTTATCTTCTTTGTCTCTTTTGTATCCCATGTTATTATACGTCTGACGTCCCTTCTGCTTCTTCCAAATTGTCATAAGGTCCTAGCGATGCAATAATCTCACCCTCACGGACAAAATATTTAGATTCTCCTGCCACGAAGAACTCTAGCTGATTTCCTTCTTGGTACAATACAACATCACCAATTGGTGTTCGCATTGGCATTTCAGGGAATCCTTCTCCACGAGCTACTACAATACCAATCTTTTGTTTGATATCTTCAGCACCAGTTGTTAGAATTATACCTGAAGCTGTTTCTGGATCTTCCTCTTTGATAGGAACGACCTGTAAGTAATCGATGTTTGGTTTGATGTCCATTATGTCTCCTTTGTTTTTTATAAATAAATAGTTAGTTTTTCAAAAGTAGGTTTTTTATCCGAGTATTTCAATTTTTAACATTTTTGCATCACGATAGACATAGTTCTTGTCTCCATAAGTCTGTAGAAAATCTATGCGGTTTGTGAATCTCTTATTCATTACATCTTTCACTTGATAAATTCCATCATGCTTTTTGGTGTTACTTATGTAGACGTAATCATTAAAGTTCAAATGACCACCATTCCTTGTAAGCATATTCTGACTAACAGCTATATACTTATATTCAGTGGCTCTCAATACATCTATCTTAGTTCCATCAGCAAGGACATCTGGTGTATCATCACATTGCCAAGCAACCGGATTGTATGTCGTTCCAACTACTGGTATCCAGTTTGGATTTTCTAACTCATGTAATCTGTTTTTTAGTGAGTCAATTTGTTTCGTTTGTATATAATTGACATCAATATTGAGCTTTTCAACGGCTCGCAATGTATCAATTTCTGAAATCATTGGTTCGTAAATTGTCTCTTGCATAACTCCATTGTATGCAAAAAGGCTTAACGATATCATAATTGAAATTATTAAAATCATATTGCTGAACTTCATTGTAATTGTGTTCTTCAAGCTGTTCTCCTTTAGTATAGCGCCATTATGACTGAGTCGCAAATGTCAAATGCTTCCTTGGCAAGCTTTTCAGTCTTTCTTTTCATCCTTGGTAATTTGTCTATAAACTCATCACCAAATTTATCTGCTAGTTTAGATAGTACAAACTCTTTTGTGTTGGAAAAGTTCTTTCTATCGTATGCTTTTCCAAGTACTTTTTTCCTAGCTGTTGAGGCGTTAATATTTTCTGTGGGTATTTTTAGAATTTGACTCAGATAGAATGTGATAATTCCATTGATCTTTGCAAGCTTGATTATGATCTGCATGCTAGTTCTACCTGATTGAAATCCGCTGAGATTATCTTCAACATTTATCTGTTCCGGTTTCCATTTTTCAATGATAGGCTCAAGCTCATTAAGCACGAATTTTGCCTTTTCAAAATGGTCTTTAATTTTGGCAGACGTAATGTAGCCCATGTCAAGAATAAAATCGCTTTCTATAACTGATCATCCCGTCACCGAAGTACTGATATCTAATCCTAGTTTACGCACTCTATCTCTTCCTCGTTTTTTCATATTAATCTAAATATACACGGACATGCCGTTAATTTGATTTTTTTATTTGTAATACTTTGGGCTTTTCTGGCTGTGCAGCTAATCCATTTCTATCGGATGCTCCATTGGTTGCCAATGCCCTGAGGTTTCTTTCAAACTGTGCTTGTAGATACTTAGCCGATCTCTGTTTCTTTTCGTCTTTCGTCTTAATTATTAGATACATTATGAAAGCTCCTTAAATCCTATATAGTCACACATCCATGCCTTGCCATTGAACATTATGATATCTCCAATAGACATAGATTGATGCCAGACTCCATCATCTTCTGTGCTAAAATTTTCTGTATTAACTTTGTTGGGATTTAGATTGAGATCGATCCAGATGTCTTCTAATTTGAATTCATCAACTAGCTTCTCAACTTCATAAACCTTTTCATGAGTCTCTTCCATGCTAAGAATTGAAGGGATCATATCTCTCTTGCTCATCCACTTAGCACCAAGGGCTGCATTCCTCATGAAATCATTCTTTCCATAAAAAACTTCTACTAACATATAAACTCCTTTTGTTGTTGGTAGAATATAACCCTAAATGAGTATGATAAAAACGTTATTTTTTGTTTACTTTGTATTTTGGATTTATAATGGCATATCAAATGTCGGGACCATTACTATGGTAAGTTCCATCAATTCTAATTATTTTATTTCATAATTTTACAAACGATTCGACACCTATAACCGTGGCTAATTCAACTTGTAAATTACGAATCTCATTATTTAGTAGTACAGGAGCGGCCTCTAATAGAACATATTCATCGATGTCTTCAGGATCTTCTATATATGCATAGTCTGATAAAAAATAAAACATCTCTTCTTTATCTATTTTTATCATCTCTTTTAATAGTGCAACGAATTTTGATTTGGAAATGTGCGACCTAGCAGGATCTCTGCTTTCTACGAAGTTGTTCTTATTAATGTCAACTCAAATGACATCTTTTCCATACTTTTCAGCCGTGTCAATAAGATCTGAAAAGTATATACCAACTCCTTCTTGATTATTAGCACTTTTTTGCATCATCATTTTAATCTTTAACTGTCGAGTTCCATGATTGTCGCCATGATAGATTTTGATTTCATACAATAGTTTAGCAAGTTTCATATTATTTTTATTAGATTACATCCAGTCGGTAACTTTGTGAACGTGGTCCTTCTTTTTCTTTGTAATGTCTGTGATAGCTTTGGGTGGGATGTTCTGATGAGTGTATACCCCTTCATCAAAATTTGGATCTACAAATGTTTTCAGTCCTCCAATTTTTGACCTATCTATTTTAAGAGTAGAATATTCTACATCTTTTATTCACGATTTAAACATAGTTTGAATATCATCAACTGCTTGTGGATTTATTGCTAAATAAACTCGGTCTGGATGATATGACAATTTAGAATGATGCTTTGGAACAAGCCCGATTTTCATCACCTTTTCCACTTTTGATGTTGGAAGTGTGTGATATAAAATATCATCAGTAGGAACTTCAAGATCAAATTTGGCTTCAAGTATAAATTCAACAATTTCAGGTACATATCCAATTTCTTTAAACTCGCCCTTTTTATCGGCTAACAAAAAGTCTAATCAATATTCGCTATAGCCCTTGTTTTCCATATGTCTAGTTTGCTCTGCATTATAGATATTCATTTTTGAAACAAACCAGCCTAAGTTGTTAATAAATACTACAAGCTTTTTGATCATTTTCATATTTGTTTTAGTATTATGAACACCGGGGAGAATATCAAATTCAACAACAATACGTTCACCTCTATTACCAACGTGAGTAATCTTTTTGTGAAATCTCTTAATCATATTTATTGATCGATTAATATCATGCGTATAGATTAAGCCTTCATACAACTTATAAGCTGCCAACTTTTCTGCAGTTAGTTCGGCTACAATGTCTTTTAGCTTCATGATCATTTCCTACATATCGAACCGAAGAAGAATTGCAACATTCTGCTCAGGATCATTGAAGAGTGGTTTTGCCATCTTGCCAACGGCTAGTAATCTGTTATGAGCATCATATAGTCCTATGGTAGTTATATATGCCACGTCTGCATTACGCAATTCATTTGAGGCATATGTAGCTGTTGATGATGAACCATAAACTGCTGTGGGATTGGTTGGGGAATTGAAATCTCCACTATTCATTTTGCACAAATAGTTGTGCTCATAAATATAGTGTGACGATTTAAATGTGATTGTTGTGGTATCGGTTCCAACTGCTTGAGCAAAAGATCCAGTATCTGTCAATACAGCAATACCTTGCTTATAGAATACGTTGCCCACAATAGCAGCAGAGCTTGATGCTTGAACATAGAGCGATCCACTACCATTGTCAACATAGACAGTATTAAGAACGCCCTGGGTATCGTCGATCATTAATGATCCGGGCTTGATCTCTCTACCAATATATGATGATGGGATGGCTATGACTCTACAATTGCTTTGAAGATTTCTCTCTTGTCATTCGGCTGCTTTAAGTGATACGTATTGTCCTCATTGTCCATAATTGAGATTGTAGAATAGTCCATTCGTTCAATTTCAATTTGCAGACTCAGATACAACAGAGGAACCAGATACTCCGGTAAGAAAATTTACGCCAGTTGAAGCGTTAGTAAGAGTGTGATTTGAAAATGTATCAAATCGTTTTACCGAGCTATCTGATTTCTCGATTGCTTTATACATAGTTAGCTATTTCTTAGACGTGTTCGATAATCTCTATTATCAAAAAAGTTAATAGAAACTGTTGCGCCTGTTGTATTTTGCAATACTGTCGTCTGTGCTGGTGAACTGGTCACTGCACTCTGTGACATAAACGCTCTATACACTTTTCCAGATGGAACATTGCTGTAATATGTCACACCCTGTAATGAATCTAGAACCTGCTGTAGTTCTTCATAGCCATTAGCATTGCTCTCAACAGCTGTTTTATCTCTCATTGTTGTCATTTATCTTCTCCTGTTTAGCTTATTAAAAGCTGAGTTTGACTGTTACTGATGTTTCCTTTTCAAAGCTATTCTCTGAAGGTGAACTTAATCGCGCCGATGCCAGTAGCTCGTTTGAGTCATTGTATAAACCAATGGCTGTAATGAACGTTTTGGGATCTTTTGCAAATGTTGAAAATCTATATGTTCCATCACTTCCTGTAACAAAAGTGGGATTGTTTGAATATGTATAGTCTTTATTCATAATGCGGCAGAAATAATTGATGTCTTTTAATCGAACTTCATTTCTTGCTTGAAGAAAATCTAAATTTGCCAGCATATCTAATGATGAAGAATATGCAAACGATCCAGAAAACTTATCGCCATCAAATAGGATAATTCCAAGATTTGGGTACATATAGCCCCATGGATCTGTTGAAAAAACACCATTTGCAATCGAGCCAGATACGATAGTAACTCTTTGTCCTGCTATTGTTGATGAGGCATTTGTATTATCAAAATTATCAATAAAAGATCTCGTTGCCGATGCTGAATAGAGATGCATTTCCCAGTTCCCTGGGTCAAGATTCTCTTTAATTCTTGCTCTCTTGAAATTAAAAGCAATAACACTGTTTGCGTCAGTACTTCCACTCATCGTGAATGTATCATCATCAGCATTAAGTAATATGTTTGCATATTGCTTATACATTGCCTGTGATGCTGATGGAGTTGAGGAGACGTTTGATCCCCAAGTAATATCAAATAAAGCATTTGAAGAAGTTGTTGTTCCATCTGCTACCGTAATGTAATATGTCTTCGTAGCTGCTGCCTGATTTGAGCTAGAATAAAATGCGCCTGCAGATATTGATCCAACATTACCTGGGAAAACTCCTGCAGTAGTAACTTGCTCTGTAATTACAACATCAGATGCATAGTCTAAAACGGTGTAGATCTTTGAAAGAGGTGCTGATACTTGATTTTGCAGAGACTTATTTGGAACAATTGCAATTCTAGAATCTCCCTTTGTAGTCTTATTTAAAATTTCAAGCAGCGTAGATTCATCAAGAGTTTCACCCTTTGCAAGAGCCTCTTTTACTTCAAAATCAACTAGAGCTGAATTGCTTTTTCCGCCCTTACCTTCTTTATCAAATTCGCTATTTCTATTTCCTCGTGCCATTATCTATTCTCCTATACGCCAGGTGTTGTATAAATTGAACCAGTTGGAGGAACAATTGTTACATTAAGCTCTGCTTGTCCACCTGTCTCATTTGCAATTACTGTAATCGTGCCAACTCTATTTGCAACCTGCAATGCTGTCACATCTTTAGCAATCACTCTAAATGTTTTACCAACACGGATTGTAGATTTCTGCAATGATGCATCATCCATCCAAGATGGCGATGTTCCAATTGAAGTTTGATCTGCTGCTACTTCTTGAACCTCTAATGTAGCCAAATCTGAATTTGACAGGATGCAAGTGTAGCCTAGTGTGCTATTATCAAAACCAGCAATATAAGATGTTGTTGATGGAGTAACAACAGACTTTTGATTGAAGTTTAGTGATAATACAGTTGGTGTAACGGCAACAATAGGCATTTTTGAAGTACCTTTTGGAAACGTTACTAATTTTCATTTCATAGAAAGTGTTTCATCAACGGGAGCCTCTAAGACGGGCATTGAAGTAATTTCAGTCCCATAAGAAGTTGAGCCAGAAGGATGATTTGTATTATACATTCGATAATCAACACCCTCATCGCTTACGGCAAACTTCGTAATCTTAAATTCCGACTCGCCCTTTGAAAGCAATTCTCTTCCCTTTTTGGTTAATACACAATCGATTGTTGTTGTGCTTGAATCTAAAATACCCATTATAAATCTCCTTTGTGTGTTTCTACATATAATAATAAATATATATTTTTTACAAAAATTATTTGACTCTAATGATTGCACCCGAACTTTGGCTAACTTGTACCACAGCTCCATCATAATTGGTGGCATCTGTGTTCTGAGTGCCTTTATATGTTGCATTTGACAATAATTCAAATACAGTTAAATATTGAGAGCTAGATACGGTGCTATCTGCCGATGAATAGAAACTATTTGATCCTAGTTGCGATCCAGTTACCTCATAAATTACCGAGGCAGACATCATAGATCTGTCAGATCCCGTAATTGGGAATGTTGTTGTAATATCAATGCTCTGTGATGTATTGTTTGCAATTGATTCAGATAATATTGTGACAGTCGTGACATCAAATGAACTTGAATTATGATTTGTTGCAACAGAACTCTTTTCCCATCTATATTTTGTTCTTTCTAGAATAGGCTGCTCTATTAAAATTCCACTTCACAATTTTGCTCTCATTGGAACTACCGTCTCTACAATTTTCATAATGCTTTGATCAAAATTTCTAATAAATCTCATATAAGCATAGAAATCATAATTATTAGGTAGCTTCTTAAAATAAAACTCACGTCACGATTCTAGATCTAGATATTTTTCATTATACATATCAGATGGATCTCCAATGGCATCGTTAAAGTCATACATGGCAAAATCGCTTATGATATCTTCATTGATTGCCTTGACTGGTGAGAAAATAATATCAATCACATTTGTATTTTCAGTCTGAGATTCAGATGTGTGCCCAATATTGATTTGATTTGACGAATATTTGCTAGTCATAAAATAGTTCAAATTAGTTTTTGTAGATTTTGTGAAATTGCTATATTGATTTCCAGTAAATCCATTTAGTGTCACATCAATAACTGGTGGATATGAATAGTCATTGGCTGTCGATCCGGTCACATTATCATTTAGTTTGTAGTGTGCTACAAGATTGTCATCAATGTCAAAAGGATTTATCATTGCTACAGATCTAAAATCATAAGCATGCTGAGTTAATGCAGGTTCGCTTAATGATGAGCTCCACAATCTTACCTCTTGCATTGCACCAGAGTATGCTCCAACAGATCCGGTAGCACCAAAGAATAAAACATTACCAGCATAAACACCGGCATCCAAATAAGATTGAGATACGGCACTAAGTGTTGCCGAGCCAGAAAGATCGTAGAACATTTGATCCTCTTTAAAGTATTTTGTCTTAAGAGTTAATTCAGAGCCAGATCTTCTAAGAATAATATTGAACCAATCACCATTGAAGTATGGCACAGCATCTGATCCACTAGCATTTCAAATTGTAGGCGATCCAGAGATGTTACAAACTATAGATCCATAGTCATCAGCATCTCCATTGTCTTCAAGTGTTACATTAAATCCAGTATTTCCAAATAGCGGTAGGTCGCCAGAGGATGTTGTTGCATATCTCATTTCAATTGTAAAGTCAGATCCAGATAGCTGGCTATAGTTTGCATTTTGAACCTCAATGCTTTCACCACCCCAGAAATTTAATGCATAAGTGTTGACATCTTCATCAACATAATCTGATCCAGAAGTTTTGCTTCCTCCAAATTCTCTAATTGTGAGTATTGATCTAGGAATTCCATAGATGTTTAAAATGGCATCAATTGATCTTCTTGTTCCACGAATTTTATTCAAGTATGGCATTGAAGAGAATAAGCGAATCCATTTTTCTCGTGTGACATCTCGTAAAGCTGCCGATCCAGATGCTTGATTAGAACCATGAAGATATGATGAAGCTCTTACATCGTCATATCCAGAGAATAATTCTATATTAAATACTGAAGAGTATAGATGTAGAATTTCATCTGGAACTGAATTAATCTTGTCATAGTCAAATGTGAACAAGTATTGGAACTGCTCTATGTATGATTTAATATAATCAAAGAAATCCCCTCATGATCCTAATAGAGATCTTAAGTATCTCTCCGAATCTTCTAGAGCAATAACTTCTGGAATATTTTTAATCAACGAATACTTGTTGTTTTTATCAAATACAGATCCAGATAGCTCTTGTATTCCGTACCATGTTTGAACCTGTGATGATGAGTATGAATAGTTTATAGATGAAGTACCGGATGAAAATTTTGGTCAAGCATAGCTACCTGATTTTTCATACATATATCTTTCATACTGAGTAAAATCATTCTTGATTTCAGTGATTTTATCCGAATAGCTTTGACTTGTCACAAGTGCATCAGAAGATGTAGGAAATGTCTGGATGATTTCATTGTATGCCTCAATATCTCTAATCTTTGTGTAGGCATTGACGAACTTATCTTGTGCCAGACCAAAGTATGTATGATTTTGGAAAGCCTCATAGTCGATGTTTAGGTTTTTAACACCAGATACTTTTGATGATGATATGTTTTGTTCAAACGAACCACTGTCATTGAGCACTAGCTCTTCATAGTTGAACCAATTTGTATTTCCTGTACTATCATTTCTAGTAGATCTGTCGGTTAATTCAATTGTTGCTCCCTGTCCATGTTCTTCAAAATAGACATATACATTTTGATATGATACTGAAACATATTGCTCTGTATAGATGTGAGAATTATTGATTGGAACTTCGGTCGGTCCTTTATAAGGATTTTCTAATTTAACAATCATCGTAGCATATTGCATGATGTTATTAAGATCTACCTGATACTGTGCCAAGCTTGTTTGTAGATTTTCTATAGATGATACAAATTCTAAAACAATATCAGCAGGCATGTTGGCCGCTCCACTTACTTGGGCCTGCTTAGAGCTAATTAATTCTTCAGTATTAGAAATATTTTCCTCAATAGGTCCTTGCATTTCAATAACTTTAGAATAGTCAGGTGTTACATTGATGATTCTAAAGTGTTCGCCATTAGCAGTGACAAACTTGTCAAATGATGCTAAAAAACTATCTGGAAAATTAAGCCAATAGTCTCACTGAGTATCTTCCTCGACCGATAGACCGACACGCATTTCCGTCTTTGATGGTGAGACGTCTTTAATGAAAATATTACTATTGATCTCTTTTTCAAATGAAATTTTAATATCATAGTTATCAGTAGGCAGCTCAACGCTTAGATATCTAGACATGTGCAGATTTAGATTAATATCTAGTCCAGTACCCCCAGTAGAATAGATATATTCATCAGGCTGCAAGATTCTCGAAGATACAAACGTTCCATCTAGCTTAAATACTGTAATATATACTTCTGCAGTTCCTCCTGTTGAAGCATCTTCTACGTCAGGAACAACTCCATATGTATTTTCAGTGTTTGGATTTATCATAATTAAAAGGGTCCTTCTATGCTAACAAGACTTGGCTTCTTCGTGCCAGCAATGATTAGTTGATCTGCAGCTATGTTAATTTTCATGTCACCAGTTAGAACAACTAGATTAGATCTTTCACTATAATCTCTAATTGATCCATTTTGTATTTTATCAAAGCGAACATCTAGTACGCTTGCAATGCTTAATGAATTATTCTCACTTAGGTCGTCAACAAATCTATCTTCAGCAGCCTCTATTGATGGAACACCAATATAGCTTCTAAATGCTATAATGTAATATGAATCTAATCCGTTTTTAATTGATCGGCTTTGTGCAGAATTTAGTTCAATGACTTGATGTTGAGGCTCTATAGATCTTTCATCTGTCGTATATGAGTTTCTCAACCGACCAATATCGGAAGTATTATCGCTCACGTTAATTCCACCAAAAATAAGCTGAGGATAGACTCAATATAGATCTCCTAAGATAGGACCTTCTTCGCTATATCCTGTTGGTCCCAGTGGAGCATCAAAGTCTCACACGCTTAAGAAATCTCATCTAATTCCATAGAATAGATCTATGCTCTTTGAATAAGCTTGAGTATTGACAGTGTCTTCTACGCGAATAACAATGCCACCTATGTCAAATCCAAATGTAACATGATTTCACTCATTTAGCTGTACAAGTTGATTAGCATCAGAAGTAACAGACATAATTTCAGTTTTCTGATCGTCTCTATCCCATATCCATGCATTAAATCTATATCTCATATTTGATAACAATTCAAGATCTCATCCCATATACCCTGGAGTATGTAAAACTTTATGCCTAACAATGCTCAATGTGCTATTTGGTCTCAGCGTTGGCATTCAGTGGAGTGTAAAAATATTCTGATCTAAATTATATGAGCCAACGGTTTTGTATATGTTTGGGAATCTGATCTTGTGGGGAGAAGAAGTTCCAGCAAACGGTTGCTTACCTGTGATCATACATATCTGATCTGTATCGATGAATAATCCCTTATTCTTAACAAGTCTTTCATTTTCTACAATTGTGTCAATTTCTAATCTCACTCGTGTAGAAAAGTCTACTAATTCTTCATTTGACATTTCGCCAAAATCTGCCTCAAACTCGGCATATAGATCTGCTATAATTTCATCATGAGCTCTACCACCTGTACCACTGTTTGGTAATATGGGATCTTTTGATACTAGTTCACTAATATCAAGTTTGGCTTTTTTGATAATTGATTTTTTGAGCGCTTCACTATCTAAGGCCTGAGTCTGAGCTCTAACTGTCTGAGTATTTACAGTCGATCTATTAATAAGGATTTTATTCATAATTACTCCGTGGTTCTAAATGAGTGAACATGGTAGAATTTTTTAACATTTGATGCAAGCGAATGTTGTAATTTTAAACTATATGCTCGATTAGGCTGTAATACATCCATGTCAATATTAAAATAATTTTTTGAACTATCATAGCTGCAACTTGTGTATGCACTAAATGGAATTACAGTCTCTTTTGTAGCAGTGTCTATAATTGTATAAGCCAGATTTGTCAAAGGAATTGATGATAGCGATCCTACACTTGTATCAAATGTCAGTGTTGGATCTTGTAATCTTGTATGAAGCTCGCAATATACTTGCTCTTGTATTGAATATACTTCTTGTTTATTTTTTAATGTAACTACATACTCAACAGATGCCGATGAATCTGCTACCGAGCCAGTCGTTGCTACATCATTCCATTTGGCATAAATTACTGGGTCGTATATTGTGAACGAATCCTTTGAATAGAAATATTTTGGATCTTGATTCTGAACCGTAGATTCGTCTCGTAGCCTGATCAAAAATCCATAATTGTCATATTCAGAATTGATTGATTGGCTAATAATTGTTGTAACATCTAGGCTTAAGTCTCCTGATGAGGTTGGAAAATATTGTGAAGCCGTGGGCGATGCCAAATAATCTGATCCTGTTGTCACTCATGCTGCTGTTGATGATGAAATCCATGATACAGAACCTGATGCATTATTATCTGATACAGAACCAGTTCCCTCTTGTCAAGAGGATGACAGTATGTACGCATCAATATAGAATGCATCTTGTAACATTGTCGAACCTTGATTTGAATGTACTAATAGTTCGAAATTGCTTCCTGAGTTAATTGATCCGGCAGCAAAAGATGCTGAAATCACACTAATGTCAAATGAAATTAAAGAACGCTTAGGATATACAGCACTACTGCTAATAATCCTGCCTACCTCAAGTAGCTCATCCTTCCCGAAATTATTTTCGCCCAACTTTTTGTCAATAAAAGAGTCTTTATTGGCTGTGAATTTTTTATACATTAATTTTCTCCCGTTTAGCTTGCACTACCGATGATATCTTGATTTGGGTATTTTAATTCAAAAATACTTACATCTCTAATCGGATATATAATGCCTTTTTGTGTCATTGCTGGAAAATCTACTGATTTTGATGAATGTGTTCCTCCGCTAACATTAATAATATCAACATTTGGCACCGATTGAACACCGGCTACATCATTCAACACTTGATATACTTTAGAGTATACGATTGGCTGATTGAAGCTTCAATTGTCAATGTTAAAAAATGTCTTTAGTGCGTCTACACAATTGATCAAAATGGCTCGCTTATTCTCATGAGGATCAACGATGATCTCAAATAAGACTTTAAAGTTTACAATAGTCCCATCAACAATATTAACAGTATCTGTAAGAAGCCTGTATTGTGATAGATATGTCTTCAAGTTCTTTTTGAGAGCATATGAACATGCTTGAAGATTCTTATTCGAATCATAACTCAATGAAAATAAATTGATTGCCAGTGGATTTGCATGGCTTGGAACAATTCCTAGTGCAGGATTAATATCATCCGATCCCACAGATCTTGTTAGGTCATCCTTTTCCACATATACTTTTGCAATCGATCCAAACTTGGCCGGTAGTAAATATGATCTTACAATATAATCCTCTTTGATTACACATCTCTTCTGAGCATTGAGGTTTGCCTTGGCATTAAATGCAATACTATTGATGTCTTCCTCGGTTCTGCCACCTGTTGATTTTCCTGGGTTTGATGCTCTAATCGAATTTTTTACATCTGAGAGAGCAAGACTGTCCAGTGTTGATTCGGTTACTGAAAATGTTCATGTAGCATTTCCAACTTCTGTAATAGCTTTTGCCGGGACATTCGTAGCTAGACCTCCGCCGTCTCTATAGCTTATTGTTAAAACTGTATTTGCTGGAGCTTCACCGAATGTAGTCGTCTTTAAGAAATTTTCAGGATCGATTGCATAGTCATATTTATTATCAACGTTTGCAAATGGAGTACCAACATTATTTGGATTTGGGATAATCTCTTCATCATTAGACGTAAGAACTCCAGATCCAAATAGAACATATGTGAGGTTATTTTCATCAACCTCTGTTTCAAATCTCTTAGGAACTTTTTTCAATTTCAATAAATATGGAACTGAACCGCTATACGCACTCAATTCTGGATCATTGGCTGATGTATTTTGTTGCTCAACGAATACTGTATCCTGTGCCAATGAGTCGACCTGATACCATTTATTACCTTCTGAATCTGTAATTGAGATAACTTCAGAAACTGTTTTTGAAGGTAGCTGTATTTTTAAATATTTTTGTGGTGATGTGACAGTCTGGGTCATAGTTTTTGTTTCGCCAGACAATACACGAACTGTTTTTCTAATTAAAAAATGAGTAGGAATGTCAGAGCCATCAACGGCAAATATAACTACCTCTACATTGTTGCTATCAAGCTCAGTATCAATTATTGCAAAATTAATATCCTCTTGAGTTTCAAATATGTGGGCCGGACTCTTTGTTGAAATTTGCAGACCTGCACTAATTACTGGACAGTATCTGAGATCAGGAGTCTTTGCTCCAGTCGATCCAGTTGCAGGAACAACGATAAACACATCTTCATCTGTAATAGAACTTATGGCAGCTGTACTTTTATATCCAAATAGCTTAGCTCGTGCCAATACATTCTTCCGTTGCTTAGGATCAAATAGCTCATTAAACATGCTATCTTGATAGAACGATAGAACATCTCCAACGTATGCAGGTATTTCCATAAGCATTTCACCTGGAGATGAATCTGTGAAGTCTTTGTATGTGTTCCCAAAGTACGACTTAATGAATGTATAAATGTTTTCCCGTAAACCAGAGAAATCTCTTCCAATATAATTTACATTTTTCTTTACTGGCGTTGCCATTAATATTCTCCTATGATGTTAATACCACAATCTCTTCTGCGGTAACATCTATATTATCTTTAAGGTGAAATTTTATCTGAACACCTAGTATTTGAAGCTCTTTTTCGCTTGCAGATTGATCAAGAGCTATAGAATCTAGAGTTACCTCTGGTATTCATATCTCAACAGCTGTTGCAATATTGTCTTTAATTCTTTGTTCGTCTTCATCATCAACTTGTTCAAATATAAACTCTTTTAATCGTACGCCAAATGTAGGCTTCATTGGTCTCTCACCCACATTTGTTCTTAATAGTATTCGAATGTTTGCTCTAATTCTATCAAGCGAAGTTGTAGTAGCTCCAAACGGTGCACCAGTCAATCCAAATGGATAGTCAAGCCCAATGTTTTCTTCAGTAATTAATACTGTTTCAGAATCTGATCCTGTATAGTTATATAAAACTGGCATTTAGCTTATCATTCCTGTCCCTGTTACGGTTGTTGCAACTGGAGCCACAGTTACTTGTGCTGCCGGAGATCCTGCTGTAGGTATTCCGGGAGGTGCAATTCCAGCTCCATTCACTGTCACCAGAGCAGATTTTATATATGCATCAATGATATCTGCGAGTTCTGATGCAGCATCTTCTGGTGACTTGTTATTACTCTTAAAATACGCAGTCAGTTGCTGAACTAACTGAGGTTTTATTAGTGGCATCCTATATGATACCCTTTTGCATCATAGCTGTTGCTCTAGATGCCTTCTCAGTTTTTGCTGTTCCTGCCATTATTCGAGAATAGTCTGACCCATATAGCTTGTTGTGCAATTCTACAACTGCTGGATTATTTACATCAATCTTCTGACTTAAATCATCAACTGCAGTTTCCTGCCCGAAGTCTGTCATATCCATGGGAATATTTACACCGCCAACATTCAGCGAGACTGGTGCATTAGTTGTTTCAGGTTCTTCTTGAACGAACTGATTTGCAATCTCATTGATACTAGCAGCCGGCATGGTTTTTACCGGGCGAATTGATTCTGCGACAGGTTGTGCATTAATAAGCGATAAAGCATACTTTACCTCTTTACGTACCTGACGACGAATCATTTCCTGCACAGCTTGTGATTTGAGCAATTTAGTCATGTCTTTCTTCCATACTGGTCGAAGCATTCCTAACATTTTCTGTGCTAATTGTTTAATATCCATTTTGTCACTCCTGTTAGTTTGTTTTATTTACAGCACTTAGTGTGCCTGCAATCTTTGCTTTTATCTTTGTAAATATGGCTGCATTAATTGGAGGAGTAGAAGGTCCTGTTGCAGTTCCAACTGTCATCTTTAAGATGGCATCTACTAGCTCATTCATTAAAGCATCATACTTATTACCGAGAACAAGTGCCTCACTTGCCCCAGTACCTAAATAAATCTCTGGACTATTTATCGTTGTTTTTGTTTGTGTGTCGATATTAATATCTTGAGCCGCCGCAATTCCTATAGTAGCAGCTGATGATAAGAATATTGATCCTGCATCAGATGAAATTCGTATCTTATCTGATTTTAAATTTATTGCACTCCCTAGATCTTCACTTGGTTTATTTGAAGAGAATCCATCTGGAAATGTCTGAGATGAGTCAACATCTGCTTCACCAAATACTGATATTCCATGGGTATTTATATCATATTCTGCTCCTTGTCTATTTATATAGATCGAAGTGACAGAATTTCCGATTTCATCATATGAGAATATTAGAGTGTTATTGTGAAACCCTTTTATGATATTGTCTCCCTCTTTTTCAATAATCGGTATGATCTCTGAATCTGGTCCTACAAATGTTGTCTCTGAAGGTTCTTCAATCGGGCCTCCTGCTGCCATAGTATCTTCATAGCTATCAGCCGAATCATCAACAACTGTTTGTGTTTCAACTGGTGATAGAAAGTCAGAAATTATATCAAGATTGTCCGTGTCTGAATAGTTAATAATTCCAGTATAGAAGAACTTGCTCTGGACAGCTTCTATTTGTATATATGATCCAACAACTGGCTTGCTAAATGAATTGGGATCTTTTGGTGTTGCCACCTCAGACTCTGTGGATTGATTGTCTAAACCAGGGATATTAAACTCAATCTGTCCTACAACGTTCGATTCAGGTATTGAAACAACCTTTGCAACGAACATGACATTTTTTTCGCTATTTATACTCCGATCTATACTCCCAAATAAATCTGAAAACGAACCTTGAAACGTAGAATTATTTGATCTCATTACCGCTTTCTTCTTCGTCTTCATCACCCTCAAGATCAGGAAGATCAATTTCTAAATTCTTACATAGAACTTTAATTTCATTTCTCGTTCTATAGATTTGAAACAATAGGTCGTTGAGGTCCTTTGACTTCAGCTTGTATTCTTCAACGCAATCGTTGAGCCTATTAATTTGGTTGTTCTTGTCCTGTAGATCCATTTGATTTTCCCACTTTACTATCTATTGTATTTTTTATTACATCAGCTTCTCTAGCAATTTGTTTGGCCGTCTCTTTGGCTTCTTTAATGATCTCTTCCTTCCGCACTTCCCACGGTTTTGTTGAATCAATTTCAGCTTGAGCAGCTTGCTTTGTTGTTAAGAATTTCTGACTTACTGTTGCCAGATCAATATAGTGCTTCTTATTCTTGACAGACATGTCAATGAAATCCTTGATCAATGGTGCTGCAAATCCCATAATTGTTTCATAGTCTATCTGATTTTCACTTTCTCCATCATCACCCACTGGATTGTTAGCAAACACTTCCATAAGATTCGTGATAGTCGTCTTTATGAGCTCATCTTCTTTTTTTGTTTCATCGAAAATATGGCTTAACAAATCAGATACTGTTTTGCCTTCGAATAGCTCTTCTTTTAGAATGTCATCGGTCATTTTATTACTCCGTTTTGTGCACGTTATAGTAATAAATATAAAATTTTACAATTTTTCGCAAAAAAGCCCACCGATTAAAGTGGGCATGGATAGAGCATTGTCTGCTGGTTTAAATTGTAACTGATCCTGATATGATTTCACCTTTGTTGACGTAGTTCTGTCGGAGATGAACATATGCTGTTCGCATTTTCTTGATTGTCGGTGTAATATTCTTTGTCTCATGTCCTGTCATTTCACGGACATAGATATACAATTCTTTCTTGTTGGTGTTTTCAATATTCTGAGCATTAGCAAGCAGCTGTAATATTGAATGCATAATATCAATTTCCTTCTGTATTTTAATACCAATCTTTAGATGGTTGTCTTCAAACCATTTAGACATTTTACCAATGAAAATCTTATCGTCATTCTCATATGTGTCTAGATGCATAAGATCTGGATGATCAATATAATTAATGAAAGTATCATCATCATTTAGATCCAACCTGCGTCTGTATCTCTGTTGGGCCTGTTTAGATAGTCTAATTAAATGTCGTTTGATAATTGTACCAAAGAACGAATATGCTCTTGGTTTTTGTCCTGTCGATGTAAGTCTTTCTGGGTCGAATTTGTCGAATTTTTCTAGAATGTATGTGAGACAAATGGCTTTCAACTCTTGAGTCTCATATCCCATTTTAAAGAATCCATGATAGTTCCCATATGTGTTAATAATATTTTCACTTAATAGACTCAATGGTCGATATAGATTTTGTTCAAAAAAGTAATTTTTTTCTCCGACTGATCTCCACTCTGTTGCTAAATATTCTTTAACAAACTGTTCTTCCTTAGAACCAAAATAATTATTTGATGTGCTCTTCTTTGGCATCTGTTGATACTCCCATTCGTAATTTATTGTAAACCTTTTCGACCTCTGCTAAACTTGAGTCAATCATATTGAAAAACTCTGCCACCTTGGCATTTTTCTCATAATAAAAATTCATTTCAGGATTTGATGTTAGACTCTTTTTTACCTCCTGCAGTGTATTCCATATGTCTTCCAATACGTCATTTTTTCCATTGATCTCAGTAATCAGTGTGTCGATTTCCGCTTCGTGATCTTTAATCATATTTAGATAGAGAGAATTTAAGAACCAAAGCCTCCCTATTGTTGCTACCAATATAACCAAAAAACCTATTGAAAAAACAGTTATTAATTCCATCTTACTTTCCTTTTTCAGCTTGCATATCTAAATGCTCGCGCTTTTGTGCTGCCATCATGTCAGAAGTTCGTAGTATTTCTGTTAAGAGACAGATTTCGTTTGAATATCCATAACGTTTCAGTTGATTTCCACCATAGTTGCATCCATCATGGATTCGTATGGCTTGATATTCTTCAATGTCCATTGTGATGCCAAATTTCTGTAAAAGAAATAAGCTTTTGTCACAGTGTTCCAACCCAGCATCAGTTTCGTCATTCAGTTTAAAGTTAAATCCAAGATTTTTCCTATGCCAGTCGGAATCCTGAGGAACATAATTGGGATCTTTACCATCAGTGACCTTGCCTATGTCATGGAACACAGAAACAAAAACGCACTGTTCCACGGTGGGGACGTCCAATCCTTCTTGCTCATACACGCTTCTAATTAACAGCACATATGGGATTACATCTAATATGTGTTCAACCAGTCCTCCAATGTATGCTCCATGTCCCCCGGGAGAGGCAGGCGAGCTTGCAAAATCGGCTTCAATAGTCTCGAGCATGGGTCCAATCTGTTCCCAACGGTCAGCATATTTGAGATGCTTCTGTATAATTTTTTCAAGCTCTTCATAATTTTTGATTTGATCTTTCTCTGGGATTTTGTAAACGTTTCTAACAATTTTCATATTAGCCTCTTTTTTTAAGGATTGCTTTTAACTCTTCATTATCTGAGGCAAACTCAATAAAGTCGTCCAGATAACCTAGTATTTTTGTTGTTAATTCTTGTAATTCATTTTGCTGTAATGATGAAGCAAATTTAACATCTTCTCTCAGTTTAGAAACCAAGGCAGGACTATCACCATAATTCTCAGCAAGGAACGATAATGATATCGCTAGATACTGAATGTCAGTTAGAACTGTATTGAGATTTCCTGTGAGTTCATTACAAGTTTCAGATACTGCTACTATTCGTTTGAGCACATCTACTAATGAAGGTAGATTATTTGATGCTTGATTTGATGTCATCAGAGCTGAGCACCTTTTCCGTTATTGTTATTGGACCAACCTCACCCACATGCTCTTTAAAGGGAGCGTCTTCAGAACTAGCATCAATATGAATAGCTCCTTCAGATCCAGTCTCATTTCCTGTCAGTGGTGGGTGAACAATTACAAGTGGCTCGTCTTCAATCTTGACTTCATCTACTATAAACTCATGTTTTTTGGAAACCGATTTTGGTTTCCGAACGGCCGATGCAACCGATTTTGGTTTCCGAGGCTTGTAATAAATATCGCATCTATTAACTGTAGCATCAAATAGATCTCCCACAAATACTGCTGTAGGCTCCATACTAATTGCGACGCCATTCTTATCGGCCAAATATGTTTCAGTCTCAAACTTGTTGTATGGCAATTCTCTTAGATGAATAATCGTATATGTACCTTTGGCACTCTTAACAAGTATTGCTTTCCCAGGCCATGTGTGTGATAGATTGGTTCTCATAATACTATCCGTGAAGCAATTCTTTTTTAGGTCCAAGATCCTCAATGTCTGCAAACTCACGCAATGAGAAAAACAATACGAATTTCTTATCTACGTTATGCGAATTGACATAGTCATATCCTTCTGAAGCCCAGTAACCAATTACCGACTGAACATGCTGATCAAGATCTGGCCTATTCAGGTCAGTTACTGTTACTACTTTTGTGCGCTCTTTTGTCATGATGCATCCTTTATTTAAAAATTGGTGGAGCCGGGGAGAATCGAACTCCCGTCCGCAAAGCTTCCTTCAACAAGTCGTTCACAAGTTTAGTTGGTTTCTTTCAATTAATACGAATTTAGAACTCCAACAAATCTTATCGGCATGTATACTCATGGCCGCAGTGATCCAGTTTCAATTCGGTGAAACTTGTTGCATAAATACCTATTCGAAAACGACGTTAGACCTCCATTATCGAAGTCGTGGAGCTAACGGCTGCCTAATTCCTTAGGCTGCGATTGCGTAGTTTGTGCCAGTTATCTCTGGTTGTTTAGTTTTTAAGACTCACTCTGTCTACTTGCACTTATTGTCAAAAATCATCCCGTCGAATCCAGGTCGGCCCCAGTTTCTTATTTTACAGTCAACTTTTTATTACCTTTTGAATCTTTTACTTCAAATGCCGGTGCTTTCTCATCAAATTTAAGAGGAGTTGCCTCTTCTTCTCGAACCTGATCTACATCAGCTTGAGTTATTGGAGGAGGAGTATCTTTCAATCCTGCATTTTCTTCAGCTAATTCAGCATTTTCATCATTGAGAAGATCATTAACTTTAGTCAGTCTTTTGACTTCCTTTTCCAATGCTTTGAACTCATTAAGCTTGGGTGCAATTACAACAGTTTCATTGTCGTTAACACACTCAAGGTGAGCCAGCCGTACATCATCTGCAAATCGTAATTCATTACCAGCTGAAGAATTAGTCACAAATGTCTCACTTACGATCTTACATTTGTTTTCTATTTCACCGCCACATACGTCACAGAAGAATTTATTTACAGTTAGTTGTTCCATATATTTTCTCCTTGGTTAGTTGTCATTATTTATATAAATATATATAAAATTTGCAATAGTTTGATTTCTTTTTAGGCCTTTATGTCGATCGTCTGACCTGGGTGTGCTGGAAGTATAATCGAGGGCGTCCGTTTCTTCTTTGTAGATTTAGCTTTAATGGGACTAAACTCTGCCTCTTCAATTTCTTCCAGAAACCATTCTTCATTTGTTTGTTTCGAAAATATCCGCTGATCATGTTGGATCCCTTTAACGATAGAATCAGTGACACGATCAGCAGGTATCTTATGTAGCACTCTATACTTAGTGCCTTTGAATTCGATTATTTTCAATCTTTAGCCTTTCCACATTTGGGACAGAAATTATATCCCTTTTTGAATTTAGTGCCATCAACAGGACAATACTGCACCAAGTCTCTTTGATTGGCTGGTTGAAGACTAATTGGAAGTAATTGCAAAACAACCTTTGTATCTACAATCCAGTTAAAATCAGCCTCAACACTTTGAAATTCTTGATTAGAATTTTCATTCGACTTATTAATCCTTCCTGTCTCAATTGGCTCTGGTGCTGCCATTGATCTCATCAGCTTATGTCTAGCGTTCTTCTTTGGACTCTGATTGAGATTGGTGCTGCAATAATTTACAGTAGTATTTTCTGATATTCCACCACTGTTGCTTATTGTCGTATTGTACTGATCAAATGTATTGCCGTGAAATCCAAACCAATCTCCAGTATATGTAAACTGTGCTGGCCAGTTGGTTGTGTTATTCAATAGAGGAATAGGATCGTTTTCTTGATGAAATTCTACCTCTATTAATCCATTCTTACTGATTGCTGCTTTTGCAGCTGGTGAATCATCCACTTCATATGTGTTAAATTCAAATCGTTTCTTTGTTTCAATAAACCTGTCCAGAAAAATACGTTGGCCTGGGTCTATGATCAAATGTCGATTAGACATGTATTCCCCATTGAATAGAAATTTGACTCCATAACGGCGCTGAGTTGGATTGAATAGTTCAATCTCAAACTTGGCTTTGTCAGAAAGATATACTTTTCCACGGAATCTTTGTAATCTGTTTTTGTCAATTGAAATGTGTGCTTCGGGCTGAGTGCCCACTCTTTGAGTAGTGTTCATGATGTGTCTCCTTATTAATATCTCCACTTAACATTTTGTTGCTATCATGTAACAACTCTAAAGGTCTTCATGCCTCACGTTAAACGGATTCGAGTTATGTATAAATATATATCAAAGAGCAAAAAGTCGGTTTTATTAACTCCCAAAAATTAGTGCATAAACACCAATCCCTATAACTAAAAATGGAATTAGTGGAACAATTGGGATCAGTGTCCACCACCATTTATCTAGCCAGTCCCACATAGCTCGTTCTGCCAAGTGATCTTCATATTCATCATGATAAAATTCTTGATACATTAGTTACTCCATTTGGGAAGTTCTGAGACTTCTTTGATTTCATTTGCTTTCGGTCTGATTAAGGGCCAGATTCTGCTTTCAAATTCTTTTCCATCAAGAATTGCAAACATCATTCCGGGATATTTATATCCAGTAAATTCAACTGCATAGTCTTTTCGAACTGGTTCGCCTTCTTTATGCAATGCAAGATCAAACACACTTGCAACAGCTTTGCTATAATCATCTTCAACTTGTTTTTTAATTGCGTGATATTCTTTCCAGAGAGCAGTCACAATTGTTTGAGCCCATTTAAATAGTTCGTCAGGAACCTTGTCAATAATGTCATTGATATTATTTCCTTGACCCAACAGTCTCCAGATGCTTAGCTCTGATAATCCAGTTACGATTCTATGCAATTCAACATAGTCGGCAAACTTGATCTTCACACGATAGTTGTCTGACCCTGGCCAGTGTGCAACCCATCCTTCTTCATTTTCAGTATTAAGCTCTTTGATCTCATCAAAATCCCACTTACCTTCTAGAGTTTCAACAACATCAAATCCAAGAGCATTGTTTTTGTAATTTGGATATTCATACCCAGTTTCATTCTCAACAATAGTCAATAGGACAAGATCATCATATCCATTATAGTCAACAACAATTCTATTTTCTGGGTAGATCACTTCAAAGATGTATGTCAATCCTTCTTGAAATTTATCCAATTCAAATATGTCAGGGTGTTTTTCGTTAAGAACTTTCATAGCATGTTCAGCCTGATCAGATTCGAATGAGCCACGAGTAGCTACAACAACATATCCATCCCATTTAACAATTTCTAGGAATGATCCATCCATTTTCTTCGTCAATGTATAATTACCTTTTGGAAGATTCTCAAGAGTATGTTCACCTTCGCCAAGATTGAAGAATTTCTTTAATGGGCGTGAAACAATATTTCCTTCACCATCAAGGATCAAACCACGGCACATCATAGTCCACTCATTCCAATTCTGTTCGAACTGACATTTGTGAGTATAATTGTAGATGTATAAATCAAGAGTCGGATGCTTCTGAAACCTGATATATCGCTCGTCAATTAGTTCTTGTGGTATTTTAATCTTCATTATATCTACCTTTCAATTGGTATGATTCTCATAATTGTATATCCTGCATTATCAACAATCATAGAATAATCAATAGCATTTAAGTATTCAATCTGGATTGGGCCCACAACTCCAGTTGATATATGCCGAACAGTCACAACTTCACCCTTGTTATATTTCTCCTGTCGCATATTCTTCTGCTCTTCCGATTGATAGTCTTTTAGAAAAACAACATATTGATTAATCTTCATCGATTGGTCATATTCAGAATTTTCATCGCTGAATGGCTTGTTTTTCATTTTCTCAATTTGATATCGAGCTTCAATAACCAAACCAATGAATGCCAATAATATTATATATTTCATTTTGAATACCAAAGTTCTTCATAGAATCCAATTAGTAATTCATTCATCCGATCCCGACTTGGTTCTTCACGAAGCCACTTTCCAATTGAAGCATGCTCATGTGATTTTTTAATGTCAGCATCAAGGCTTTCTACATGCTGATAAAATTCAGTAGCATTTTTATAGAAATCACCTTTCCGAATCTCTTGTAAAACGGTAAGAAGGCCGCTATCCTTGAAATTTGGAGTTAACATCCCAGTCTGAATAATTTCTAATCCATTATACATCATGCGAATTGTGTGCATTGCATATTTTGAATCATATGGATCTTGAGGATCTCCACATTTATATTTTTCACGTAAGGATCCATGAGAAGACTTATGCTTGCTTTGTTGAACCTGTCCCCAAGCATATCCTGAGTAACTATTATAGCATTTTAGAGATAAAAAGTCATCACGATTGTCAAGGAACCATTTTGCAAACAAGGGATGAATATATTCTGCCGTACCATTCATGAATAAAAGTTCAATGACATTAGGACTTGCATTTGAGGCCAGCTTAACAAATTTTTGCAAACCATGGAGCATTGCATCTTCAGTGTCAGGCCAGTATTTTTGTTTATCTCGCGTTAGGCTACCAATTACTTCTTCCTTAGTATTCACAAACACCCCACGATAATCATAGTCAGACTCATCTGTGTGAGTTGAATATCCTCGTGACCCTGCAAGAACAAGGTAGAGCAATTTCTCTTTCTCAAAATCTTTGATATATTTTACAATGTCAGACATATTGCTTCCTTCTAAAAATAATAAATTGACCCAGCATATTGTGGGTATTTCTTTTCGGTTAATTTCTTTGTCGCATGAACAGCACCTTGGAATGTAAATGAATAGATGTAATGCTTTTCAAGCCATTTGATTCTATTACCTCTGTGTGCCCTGACAATTCTATCGTCAAAATCTACATAAATGAATGGCTCAATAAGATGACCTTTTTTGAATTTTTGTAACCATTTCATTGTGTACTCCTTTGGTTGTTACTGCAATATACTATACTGCATTAACAAATGAAACCGTTATTTTAGAAATCTCCATATTCTACTTGAAATGTTGGTAGTCCAATTTCTTGTCTCCAGTTGTCTACTACTTGATTTCTATCATCCAATACAAATAGAACATTATATTGCCCTCTGATGTGAGCATCATATAGCTCTTGCTTGATGATAGAATCTTTGCGTTGATCATTTGGTGCTCTCATGAATAGATTGTCACCATAGACAACTTCGATCTTCATCTTTTCTTTGAACCAGCGGATTGTCTCATCCTTTGCTGCTCCATCACGACCTGATAAGTAGATCATTTTTACATCATCATACTCTTGTGTCTCACCAGCTAACTCATAACCATAGCCAACGAAATCATTACTGTTTTGAATTATTTTAATCAACTCTTCTACAGGTTTATTCACATCATCTCTGAATACATTGTGCCATTCAAAAGGTCCACGCTTTCCATTCATAAGAGCTGCTGTTCCATCAATATCACAGATAACTGCTCTAGGTAATGATTCATCTTGAACAATGTACTGTCCAGCTCTATCAACTGGTGGGTAATATGTCTCTTCACGAATTTTCATATTCTTAACATATTTATTAAACTGGTTCTTAACTACATCAGCTCCGACTTTCTTTTCACGAGTCAAATCTCTTTTAAGCGCTTCTTTCAGAGTGATGTCCATGTATTTTTCAACAACAGTAATATTACCAATTTTTTCAGCAATATTGTGCCATTCAGTAACATACTTTTGTCTCAAGTTCATATCGTCAGATATAACATTGAATCCTGCACGTAAAGCATCTTCAGCCATTCGGTGTGTTGCTTTTGAAATCAAATTTTCTACTCTCATATTGCCATAGAAATAGTCGTTAATCATAAATCGAAAATCATCTCGATTTATTCTAACCCAGCTATTTGGATCTTTAGCAACCATTGCTTTTGATTTTGTAGATTTACCAGACCCTGGTATTCCTCTCATGAGTACTAATTTTACAGATTTTTGTTTTGTCAATTTATTAGTCCTTTTTATATTCCAATAATGCTTCTATGATATTGACATTTGCAACTGGGCTTTCAAATCCGTGCTTGCTCTCTGTTATAATTTTAGTTATTTTGTCAAGAACGATTTCAGCCTTATGCCACTCAATGATGTCCGTGGCGTCACCGCCTGTGAACTCTATTAATGCAACTAATGTTTCAATGCTCACATTAATCTCTCCAGAGCTCTGCCCATAGTCGTGTTTCTTCAATATGTATTTTCAATACTTTATCAGGGAACTGTGCCTGCATATAAAGCTGAATCTGAGTGATAAGCCATCCCTTGGCACCAATGATATACCCAGGTCGAGTAGTCTTAATTGTGACAATATATTCATTGTCGGCATTGATCTTTGCAGTGACGTCATGAATATCATGGAGATAGTCGTGATCACCTAAGCTATTGGAACCAAAATTCACTTCTCTATTCCAATGAAAGAATTGATACAGCTCTTTCCTGAATGGCTTCGAATTGATCTCTTGTTCATAGCCACATTTACGTGCCAGCCACAGTGTTAATCCCATTTTTGATCTCCTTTAAGCATACATTGCTGCTGGATCTTCAAAGCCAACATGTGTTCCGCCGGCTGGATCTATCCAAACTCTATGTTCACGAGCATGCTCTTCATATTCTTCTGATGCCATGTATGAGGTCGTGAACAATCTATCACTTGTCATACCAAAACGTGATGCAACCTTTTGAAGCAAGGCTTCATGTTCTTCATCTGGGAAATCAACCGTGCTGAACTCACCAAAATCGATTGCATGACTCATTTCAACTGACTCATTGTACCTCTCCATCATAGGCTTGACGAGTCTTTCATAAGCTTTTGTTGCGATTCTTTCATTCTTTGTAATCATGTTAACTCCTTTTGTTGTTACCATAATATACACCCTGCAGCGCCAAATGAAACAGTTTTAGTCATCTAAATTGAAATGATGATCAATTTCTGGACAATGACATGTCTTCTTTTTATTCTTAAACTTCTTTAATAGTCCTGCAATCAGTCCAAATAGAAATGCACCGATTGAGACCTCTACAACTCCACCACAAATACACATTATCTCTTAATCTCCTTTATTGCGTTGATGACATCAATACTGCCATCTAAATATGCCCTGTCAAGTTCAGTTTTAATCAAGTTCAAATTGCCAGGTCCCACTTTTTCACCCATTGCGTCTAGCATTACTTTGATCCTATCCATTGCCAGTGCTACTACTCCATCTTTAAGTTTATCTAGATTATAGTCCATTAGATACCTGCTACGCTCAGACCTTTTCCGGTCAAATATGCATTTGTAAGGTAGTACTGATTCTGAGTTACTGAGCCGGACATAAGCTTTTCAGTTAAAGCATTCCGATATTTTTCAGATACGCTAAAGCCTTTGGTTTCTTCATTAATAAAAGAAATAAGATCTTCAGGATTTGACGATAATGTCATAAGCTTCTGATAATTTTCTTTGACAAAACTGGTGAAAGATTTGGGATTTTTCGAGAGGTCTTTTCTCATCATTGTTGCTTTATTCATTGCGAACTCCTTTTGTTGTTACCTGAATATACACTTCAAAACGATTAGATGAAAGGTCTAATCTGGGATAAGTTCGAGATTTACAAAGATTGCCACAAGCAATACACCAAATGCAACCCAGAATCCTGCTCCCATCCATATGATTGCAAAACCAATCCACTTTGAACTGTTTCGAGCGACCTGTTTTTGCCTATATGTAAGGTCAGCTGTGTTAATCTCTGTCCCGCCAATTGTGAATTTTATGTCTGTATCTTTCATTATTCTGTTACCTCATATTCTTCTTTTCCAAATTTGATTGATTTAATACTGGCCAATTTGATGTCACGAAGGATGATCTCGTTTTCAACATCTTGCCGTCCTGAACCTTCACGTTTCTTGGGAAGCCATTCAGTAAGAAGCTCTGGATCAATTGCTTGACCTTCATTGAAATATTGAACCGAATCAACACCAACATTCTCAACCTTGAGCTGAAGATAGAAATTACCTTTATGCTCAACAAATTTTCCACCTTCCATGACCGTTCCCCAAGCCCTTGGTTTGGATTCAAAAACTTCTTCAACGCCTTCTTTTCCACGTTGGTTATTTACTGACTTTTCATAGTCAAATCCAATAGCTCCATTGAGATAAGAAGCTTTTGTAATCTGTTCATGGTAGGGATTTATTGCTCGTCCAGCTCGTCCACCTTTGGCCATTTTGACCGGTGATTCGATTGAACATGAAATGAATGTAACTCCACGATATTGATTTAGCTTTTCAACTAACTCTTTATGTGTGATTTTTTGCATAACAACTCCTTTGTTTGTTGCCACAATATACTATAGAGATGACTTGGATGAAACAGTTATTTCGTCCAAGTCAAATAAAAATAGAACCACTTTAACAGATCTATAAGATCTCTATAGAACAACTTTAACTCTCGGCAGGTTTATATAGCCAAAAGATTACATACTCTCCAGTGATATTAACTTCCTTCTGGAGGAATGTTCGTAGCTTGCCATGGAAAAACGGTTTATCATCAATCTTCTCCGTGTCAGGATTAATAAACTGAACAACTACATTTGTAGAATCTTTGTCCAGCTTCTGTAATTCGTGATATTCTTCACGACTGATTGACATGCTTTTCCGATCGTAGTAACTTTTACTTGTTGGTGCCACAACTCGGTAAGCTTGGTGTGTATTTCCATGCTTTGAAGCTTTCACTTCGGTTATTTTGAACTGTGCGTCTTGCATTCTTCTTCTCCTCTGATTATGGGTTATTGTATATAGTGAAATATGCAATAGGTCCTTCGATTATCGGTTTTTATTTCTTGATAAGTTTACATTCAATGAAATCTTTGTTCCATTTTACAGCATCCATCTCAATACCAAATATTTTAATAGCATGATCAAGATGTGCTAAAAGCATCCCATCCCAAGTTGCTGTATGAACAAAATGTTCTCTTTGACCATCAAGCATGTCACCATCATCATCAAGAATTACATAGTTCTCTACTTCAGGATGTCGATCTAACCAATCTTGAATTTCGTGTCCACGACTTAAATCATAGAGATGTATAGTTTGCCAGTCCTTGTGGAGCTTTTTAATGAGATCATATTTTTCAAGTTCGCGATACAATCTTGATTCAGGATCAATGACGCTATCTTTCTTTCCACCTCGCCAAGTTGACGAGATCACAAGCTGAATTTCTGGATCAGCATCCAATATCTTCAATAATCCATTAGTGCAAACTGGATTAAATTCTCTATAGTTTGATGCCCAGGTTGCTGTAGTCAATACACCATCGATATCTAAAAATATTACTTTCATTTAAATACCCTTTTTGATACTTATTTTATTGTCAACAAAGCAATTCTTATTACCCATATAGTGCTTTGTACCAAACATCTGCATGATTCTCCATAGCTCTGTTGTTAGAAATCCATCTTTGATCTCTTTTTCATAGGCAGAATATTTCTCTTCAAAACCAAAATCCACATCAACAGAATCAAATAGAATTACATACCAAAGTCTATGAACACTTCTTCCATAGTCTGTGAGTTGAACAGTTGCTTGATCATTCATATTGAAATCTGTTGGTGGAACTATAAGAGTAGAAACTTCGCGATCTCTTCTACAATAACAGCAATCACAATTATTTACTGACATAATTCCTCCTAGAAATTAAATATTTGAACGCGCTTGGCTTTGATGAATATACCTTTCATATTCTCAGCACCAACTGTATTTAGTGAGTGAATAAATACCTGCTCCTTGAGACCATTTACTCCTTGATCAGATAGAAACATACTGAATGCATATCCAGTATTCGGATCAGTACTTTCAACCATTACTTTTCCATCAAGATCATGATCTAAGAAATATGCATCAAAAGGTTGGTGTTCATTCCAAAGCAATTCAGCATTTTGAACTGTGCTTGCTTTGAATATTTCAATTTTCACATCCTTATAATCTTCAAATGGTTTTGCGTGTGCTCTTATTTGATCGGCAAGATGGTTGTTAAACCATTCCATTCTCTTTGGATTATCTTCAAGAACAAATATCTTGAAGTCTTTTTTATCAGTCATTATTTCAGATCCTTCCATTTATAATAGCACTGATTGATGGTCATGTCAACCGATCCAGAATAGTTATCTTTTGAATCAAGATACAATTCAACAAGCTCGGCATCAATTTCACTATATGGAAACATATTCATTGCGTGCCCTTGGATATTTGCCAATGCTTCCTGAACAGTTTCCATTCCACATTCTTTTCCAATTCGAAGAGCTTGATCTAATTTCATTACTTGTCATTCCATATTTTAAAACCGTTTAATGTCGTCATATACTGATCGCTTTTACAGTTCCAGCATACTCTTGTCCACCTGTATTTCCCGTATAGCCAGTTATGTAAGCCTAACCAGCATAGCATATTTCTAAACATTATATTATCTTGATCATGTCAAGTTGAAGAAGAGGCTGTAAGCTAGGTTGGGCGATTACAAGAAGATCGTGCTTTGAATCCCACCCACTCCAATAGTAGTCTCCGTTTTCTCCCCAAGACATAATTGGCGACATGCGAATATAAGTCGTTTTCTCTATGTCGCTTTTCCTGACAGCATACCCAATATATTTGTTGAATTTTTTGTGTGGCTGATACCCTGTGATGATTACAACATCGTCATTTTTCGTTAAGTAACAACGCCCAACTTTAAGTTTCATCTGTAACCTCTTTTCTTATCCCTCTATTACTAAGTGAAATTTGTTTGCCGCTACAGGTAGCTTGACCTTCCGGCCATTAAAAATATTTCTAACTGTATAAATTGTGTTTGTACCATCTTTTGTTGCTGAGTTAAATTCAGCCATGAATTGTGTTTCGTCATTAATAACTTCAATTACATCAGGTAAATCATTATAATCAAGGCCAAGCTTTTCAGCTGTTTGTGAAAAAGTGTTGTCGGAATAATTCATCTGAGACTTGTTGAAGGTGCGTACGTCCATGTGGAACTCCTTTTGTTTGTTGATTGAATATAACCCGTGAACGGCCGTGCTAAAACAGTTTTATTGCTGATTGGGATTAAAGTTTTCCTCCGGAACCTCTGATTGTAGCTGAACTACATTTTCAATTAGCTGCTGATTCCCATCCATCTGATACCATTCGGCAAACGGAATATAATTTCCCAGTTCCCAAATTCGATATCCACTATTGAACAGTGCTTGCATTTGAGCTCCATGAATGACTTGATCAATATACCATTCTTTGGGCATACATTGTTCATGATTACAGCGGCCACATCTTGCTTCTTCCATAGTGCTACTTGGAAGTCTATCAATTTTGGTGTTTTCTGTAACATCGCAACAGACACAATTTGGCTCTAACCACTGTGACTGACCTGCGAGTGCCATCTTTTTTTCCATCTGATCTTGTGTAAGCTTGTTCTCACCATGGACAATTTGACTTTCTGGTCGGGTTATAGATCCGGCTGATCCATCTAATACTTGTAAAAATCCATTAAGTACGTCGCTTAATAAATTTGGATTGAACGCATTTCTCAACTGCTCAATCTGTTCGTGTAAATGCTTAAGATTGTCTGACATCTATGTTTCCTTTCGATTATTTACTTTTACCACATAAGAACCAAGATCAATTTCTTCAATTTCAATTTTGCTGGTTGAATATATAATCTGATCCTGTATTAATTTTTTGATTATTAGATCTCTGACATCTTCTAATTCTATCTCAATCAATATTTCTTTAGTTATTTTCATAGTGAATATATTTTCTATTGACCCATGTTGCTATCTGAACCTTATTAAAATGGAACAGAACAGCTTCATATGTGAGATGAATAGGCGTGTCTTTGTCGAATTCATCTCTGTCATTTTTAAAAGGTCTTCCAGTAATTGGACAGACTCGTGCGTTGATTCTATCCCAAATAATCTTATCAATTTTAGCCATTAGCTATCTCCAATATTCTTTATTAATTGCTGCTATAACTTTTCTATTTGCATGAGGATCTCTAACAATAGATGCAGATATCTCATAGTATTCTTTTTTCATCTTCTCTTTTGCTTCCATCTTCTTAACAACTTGAGACCATTCGACCGGCTTATAATCCCATAGATCAACACATACATCAAATGACAATTTATGCTGATGTTCAAATGCATTTCCATGTGAATGCCCATATAGATGCCATGATCCATGATAGGAGGCATTCCACTCTGATAATTGATAGTGACAGAATACTGCCCTTTGGCCTTCTATTTTTGTGTCCCATAGATCTTTGATAAATTCATATCCCTTTACTTGGCCTCTATAATCATGATTGCCACGAATGAGAATTTTTGATCCATTCAGTGCTTGTAAATATTCTTCAGGCCTTTTCCATGCAAAATCACCCACAACAATTACTCGATCATGAGGACCCACAACGCTATTCCAGTTTTCTATTAGCACCTTATCCATTTCATATTTGTTCTCGAATGGCCTTTCACAGTGCTTGATAATGTTGCCGTGTCCAAAATGCTGATCAGATGTTACAAATGTTTTCATTAAACGTTTCCTATATAAGTATGTTGCCAACATGAATCACAAAGCTGTCCAGCTCCTTCAACATAATATAGTCTTAGGGCGACATTTGTGTCTCTTCTATAAGGTGTTTCGGCGCCACAAGATACGCAAAGCTCTTTATCGCTTTTCTTGCTCATGTCGACATTCTTAGAATAAACATTCTTAAAATTGTGTTGCTTTTGACCAAACATACTATTGATCGTGTTTGCTGCCCATTGCTTTTGTTTCTCAAACATTATTCCGTTCCTTTCAGATTTATAACTGCTAGCATAATCCAACTTTCATTCCAGTTGGTTGTTAAAGCACTTCCCCACTGAAGGATATTTCCTTGCTCTAGTGGAACTTCAATAATTCCAAATGTTTTGATTTCATCATCTGGAAAATTTTCATATAGAATGGTTCCAAATTCTAGCGGATCATATTCATAGAGATGTGTTCCTCCATTATATGTCCATGTTGGAGTTTTTCTCTTTGGAGTGCTAATTATAATTGTCTCTTTAGTAACCGACTTAATTGATTGAAGATATTCTCCAATTCGTTCTGGTGGTAGATGCTCAAACGTCTCAATTGAAGTACATACATCAAACTTATGAGACTTGAAATATTCTTTTAGCTGAAATATATCAATGGCAGTAAATTTCATTCGGCTAGATGTCATTCGTCTAAATGCTTCATCACATGCATCTGAATCTAAATCGATTCCATGAACACTTGAAGCTCCCAATGCTTGCAATATTCCAGATCCATAGCCATACCCACATGCTGCATCAAGTACGGACTTGTCTTTACACCAGTGAGATGCGATAGCATATCTGTCAATCATCGTAGACGTGTTGGGTGTAGCTACTCGATCTATTTCACCGATGTGAGTATTATCTGAGGTTTTCAACGTATATTTCCTTATGATATTCTGAGAATGTCATAAATTTACAATCATACAGTCTCTTCAGTTCTACAATCTGCTCTCTCCATCCTTGGAAATTTTCAGCATTGATGTTGTTTGCATTTCTAGCCATTTTAGAATTGTTGGCGTGTGCATGAAGAATGACTCTGTCGTTTAGATCGATATGAAACATTTCAGTTAGTGGATTAATTGTATTGTCATGTCTATGATTTGGGTGTGAGACAACATATTGAAAATAGTGTTCGGCCCATTGCAATGATTCTCGAGTAATTAACCAACCTGGAGTTTTAAATCCAACTGGCCTATGCCCTATTAGATTCCATTCATATAGAATCTTATTGAACCTCTCTTTAATCTCTTCAGTTTCTCGAAGTGAATCAAACTCTGTTTCTCGAGAAGTTCCTGCAATTAAATGTGAATATCCATGAGAGGCTAGTTCAGCCCAGTCTTTCCGATCGTTCCAATACTTGAAAAAATCTGGATGTTCACTCACTGGAAACTTATAATGATAATTGGCTGGAACAAATAATGTAAATTTTGCTCCAAACTCCTCGTTCAAATAATTTAGATACTCTGATTGTTCATCACGACCATTGCACCACCCTTGTTCTGGATGAGCATCGTCAACAGAGAACAACACATATTTCGTTTGCTTAACCATTAAATATTTCCTTTACTATTGTATTAATTGCTGTTTCAGAACCAAGGTTCATCTGCATTGTGTCAAATTTCTTAAGACTATCTCTAACTGAATCTTCAGAAACTGTAACATTTAAGCTTTGTTTTGTAAATGCAGTTGGCATTCCATCATGTGTCTTATGAACAATGTCATTATGAATAAAATACTCATATTCTAAATCGTGTGCATTCTTCCATATTAATGAAATATTTCCATAATTAGTCTTCATGTGATCCATGCAAAGTGTATTTTTCCATGTCGGTTTCATTTTAAATATCCTCTTATATTTCAGTTATACTAAATAATTTCCAATGATTTCATCAAAGGCAAACGGTGTTATGCCGTCTTCTATTGAAAATACTGTGTCAGCTTCTTCTTTTGTGTCTACAAATGTAGATCCTCTACCAACACCATGCATAAGAAATAGATCATAGAGATTAGGCTTGACCATATTTACCATCGCATATGCTGTTGCTTGGATTCCAACCATATTTGCCTCAACAGTAGAACTCCAACCTCCATTAGAAGACATTCCTGCAAGATCTAGCCATATAACCTCACGGCTTTCAAGATCTATAACCAGTGGCATTACAGCTCTTGTCTCTGAAGTAACATCAATTTTATTTGCTACCGTTTGAGGTGAAAATATTTCCCCACTATTGACTTTGCTTCTATCCATCCATCCAGCATAGCATTTTGACATATCTGAAAATTTTTGTCCACTATAACTATAGACATTCATCATTACATATTTTGCTCCACTCTCCAATGCAGCTTCTATGTTAATATCAATAAATTCAGCTGCTCCATTTGGAGCTGAAGTGATGTCTCCACTATGACAAGAGCCCATATCTCCATTGCGTAAATTTGTATATGAGACATGAGAGTGATAGCTGAAGTCTGGCTTTAAGAATGCAGCACTCAAATCTACATCAACATTTCCACCTTTCCAATAGATGAAAAATCGGACAGCTTCTTGAGATTCTGATAATGAGATTCTTGATCCTCGGACAATAGTTTTTAATGATTTTGATGCTGATCGTTGTGAGAATGGTACAAGATATCCCTTTAGGCTCTCATCAATAAATACATTTCCCAGCGTTTCAAGCTTAGAAAATCTATCTACCAGTGTAACCAAACATATATCTGAAATTTCTTGACATACTGATCTTTTGATCTCTGGTTTGTCAAATGGCATAATTTTTGTTTTAGCTGTTCTACCCTTTGGCATTATCACGGTTGGTAGTTCTTTATATCGATTCATAAAGTGATTACGAACTTGTAGTAATACTGGAGTTGATACTTTTCTTGCAACTCCTTCAAAGGCTTGACAAACTGCTCTTTGAGAATTTGAATAAGTGTTTCTTCTTAACAAAACATCTAGCTTTCTTGCAAGCTCACCTGGGCGGTTCTTCAGCATTGATAAAAGATTACTAATATCAGGATCGCTCAACTCTCCCTTAGCTAATATTGTTTCAATACTGCCAGCAAATGTAGCACCAAGGTTGTCGTTGAATGTCTTTTTAAATATGTCTGCTGCTTGAGCAAATCTATTTGAATAGTCTCCTGGGTGTAGTTTCTCACCAAGTCTAATAAAGATTTCACGGCGATGTTTGATGTCATCTGCATAGAATTTTAATTCATCAAATAGACCCAATAGGAACTGTCGTTCTGGTCTATTGAAGTTTCTAAATTTTGTATTATCTGACAATGATACATCTCCATCAGACATAGCCACAGACAACCTTAAAATATCAGTTGCTGTTGAATATGATTTTGATAGAATGTGTCCCAGGGCATGAATATCTGTGATATTCTTAAGAAGCAGATTTGTAGTAAATGACAATACTTCTTTATGAGTAATACGATTTGGCATGTATTCTAGAATTTCGTCTTTGTAGTTTTCCACAAAGAATGTGATATCTTCAAAATCTTGTTCTGATAATGAAGTAGTTGTGTTCAACATGTTATTGAAAATAGTTAGAAATTCGTGTTCGTCTCCCAGCTCAATAACTGTTAATTTCATTTCACTCTTTGGAAGAGCAGCTCTCTTATCTACATCATATTTTGGCATGATTCTAAGGCCAGCCCAGTTTCCCCAGTAGTGCATCATAGCATTAAAGAATAATTCTGCATCACTAGCTTCCATAACTTGTTTTGGAAAGTTAGGGTACATTGGTTCATACTTGACATCAGCACCTAGCATCATCTTAAGATCATTTACCAATCTAGTTGAAAATGTTCTAATGCCCTCAACAGAATACCACTGTAAGACATTCAGCAAATCACTAGATAGTGTATATCCAAGACTTTCAATATTTTTCAATACTGTAAGGATTGCAATAATAGAATCATATTTTGGTTTTTGGTCGCGGATTGTTGCGTGAAGAGGTAGACATACTTTACTTTGTCTACGTAAAAACATTGTGTTGTTCATGTGAACTCCTTTTTAAAAGTTATGAGGTAATCAATGACTCTGATATTCGATTATAATTTAGAAGGAAGAATCAATATAGCCTCAATTGTTTAGATGGAAATCGGTAACTCTGGATTTAGCAGATCGGCTGCCTTTGTCCCCGAAGGGCTTCCCGGCCGGCCGATTTTCTCGTAGTTATTAGAAGGAAGAACTACCATAGCCATCAATTTTGTAGAATCAATATTGCTCACCATTGGAGTAATAAGATTCAATTTGTTTCAAAAAACATTTAGTAGCGGAGGGTGGATTCGAACCACCGACCTCTTGGTTATGAACCAAGTGAACAACCAGACTGCTCTTCACCGCAATTTAATAATAACGGTGAGAACATTCTGTGTCATTGAAAGGAGTTCACATATATGAACATTCTCACCTAATTGTTTCAAATAACATATATAAATATATATCTATATACTGGAAATCAATTTAATGTATAAAAAATTCCATTAAATTTGCTGTGCGGCCTCTTTGAACTGATCACAGTATTCTTTTGAATTCTTAAGTCCTGCTCCAGTGTCTTGCCTTACAACCTTTACGGCTTCAATGAAATGACCAAGCACGATGTTTGCCATCATTTTTGCAAAAGTCAGATCTGAAATATTAATGAGAGCAATCTTATCTTCATAGTTTGAAATTGCTTTCTTGATCTGTTCAGATTTTTCAATATTAAAACGAGTTGGAGTGTTTTCATCTGAGTAATAATTTTCAGAAATTTCACTGGCCAAGGTATTTACAGTTGCCAGCATTGCAGCAAGAGCACCCGATTCGTCATCAGGCTGAAAAGCTCTTTTAAATTTATCGTTCATATAATCTGCAGCTTTCATTGTTTACTCCTTTAGTTGTTGCTGTAATATACACTTAACTTGCGCAGATGAAACAGTTATTTTAAATGATTTGCTCAGGCTTGCCGTTATAGTGACAATGAAACTTTCCCAAAGTGACATCTTCGTGCATGTGTCCAAAGTGCCATTCATCGTATTCAATATTTGCTCTAATATGAGATAAAAATCTTGAAGTTGAACAATTTGCTTTGTGCGAAATAATCATCTCAACAACCTCAGTAGGACATGTGTGAGTAAAAACATAGTCAAACTTATAGTCATGTTCAGCAAGAATATCTAGTGCCAGCTCTTGTTCTGCATGGCTCTGAACTTCTTCTGGCCACCAAGACAATCCTTCAGTCCTCCATGCTTTGTCATGAGATTCAGCACCTCCAAAACAGAATATAGACTTGCCTTCAATATTTAATACAGAAGGTCTCTCAGCCATAAAAATTGAATCGCTAATCTGTCGAACTCGGCCACCAAATTTTGTCATTAAAGGATATTCTCTTAATCGGTGCCAATTCTCATGATTTCCGGGGACGATGATTGTAGTGAATTTCTGCTCATTAAACCATTTGATCCAATATGCTTCACCATTATCCATCTCACCTTTCCAGATCACACCCCAGTCTCCAAGAACTACTAAAATATCATCCTTTGTGAGTTCTTTTTTCTCTGGCCAATTTTTACTGTTGAGCTTTCTCATGTCAATAGGACAATGATTGTCTCCACATACAAATAATTTCATTCTATATTAATCCTTTATTTTATATCCAACTAGGTCGCGTCCATAGTCGAGCAGTTTCAATTCCTTCTTGACGGCCTTCTTCTCTAGCAATCAATTTTGAAAGAGCTGTTAGATCTTTTTGTTTATCCAGTGTTGCTACGAAATCAGTTAGCGTCTTGATGTGATCTTTCCTCATCTTATCAATTTCTTGTGCTTCACTAAGACTATGTTCAAATAATTCAATTAATAAAGTATTTGTATCGTTAAGGATTTGTGAAACAGTTGCAAGATCTAATGTGTCGAGATTGTTTTCGAATATTGCCTTCTGTATTCTAACGTTAGCATCAACAATGTTATTAACTCTCTTGACCATACCATCAAGTTTTTCAAATTTGTCGCTCATTTTATAACCTTTCGTTTTATGTTTGTGCGGGATAGGAGACTCGAACTCCTGACTCATGCTTGGCAAGCACACGTATTACCACTATACTAATCCTGCAATAATTAATAATGTAAGGGCGTGAAGCCTTCTGGAATAGTGTCAAACATATTTTCCAATTCAACCTTGATAGCTGCCCTAACGAGAGGATCAAGATTTACATTATAAAGATCGCTATTCAAATTTTCAATTCTCTTTAAAGCTTTTTCTACATATTCTGTTTTCATAATACTACCCTTTATTTTATTGGCGGAGGAAGCAGGATTTGAACCAGCAACTCGGAGTTACCGAGCCACACTTTAGCAAAGTGCTTGACGTACCAATGTCGATTCCTCCAATTATTTTATTAGTCCAGCTATGATGTCTGCAACAATATCTGCAGCTTCATCATTATTATCATGAAGGTCTGCCAAATAGTGTCCAAACAAATGTCTTGCATGATATATCGATTCACAATCTTGCTCTTTTATTCTTACATAAATTGGTGGGCATGTTGTGTCGCATTTATCAGTTCTAAATGAGGGGGCAATGCCGGGAATTTCTAATCCATGGTAAATACATAGCCTCATAAATTCTTTTTTTACATCTTCATATGAGCTCAAATTGACTCCTCTTTGTTTTGTGGGCCGGGCAGGATTCGAACCTGCGACCTGCCGATTATGAGTCGGTTGCTCTAACCAGACTGAGCTACCGGCCCTTTGTAAACTTTTTGACGAAATCACACAGTATGACACTTCCAGCAATGATCCATCCAGCCCAATATATGATCAGTATAAAATATTCCACTAAACAGTCATATTTTTAAAATATTGTGCATTGTCATATTTGACACGAAGTTGAGCACATGCATCATCAAAATCAATTGCACTTCTGACGAGTACAGTATCCCAGGTATTTTCATACCCCTGACAATATATCTGATGTTTGAATTTAATTAAGAAACTCATATAGACTCCTTGTAACATTTCTTATGTTATGTAACATTTGCTTTGTTAATGATCGGAAATAGTGTTACAGTACTCCCGGAGGGATTCGAACCCCCAACCTACGGTGTAGAAAACCGTTGCTCTATCCAGTTGAGCTACGGGAGCAGATTATTTACCTTTGATCAAGAATGATAAGACTGCTGTTAAGCTCCATGCCTGCCAGTATGTAACTGGAGCAATAGCGAGATAAGTAACAATCAACCAGTTCCATAAATGCATCATAGGGATTGCAAGTACGAATGACGATAAAAATATGGCCAGTACTAAACCAATTCCACCAAAAATTAATTGAATCAATGCGTTCATTTGTAACCTCTTTCTTTGTTTATTCGTTTTCATTACGATCATAGATAACAATCGGTAATGTGTTTCTGATAAATTCTCTGAATTCTGCATCAGTTGCTCCTGTATTATCTACATTTGCAGCAATTGTTTGAACAAAATTGTCTGCAGGAACGACCGGCTCTTCTTGTACTGGTGATCCATCCGTTTTGATAAGCTTCCAGTTGTTTGGTAATTTCTTATCCATTAGTCGATATCCTTTGTTTCTTCATTTAATTCTTCTAATGAATCGAATGGGCCATAAGTCACAGCATCCATTCCTCTTAGATCATGTAACCAAAAACCCGACTTATCTTCAATCATTTGAAATCCATCTCCAACTGATACTAAATAATCATGAGAATATTCAGACTGATTAACAGCCAGCTCATTGTTTAATTTTTCTAAGCCTTTATAGTCCATTATGAAACCCTTTATTTTGTTGAATCAATATAACAATATCAGCGTACAATGAAACAGTTGTTTTGCGGAGGCTGAGGGACTTGAACCCCCAAGCGGTGTTACCCGCCGACTGTTTTCAAGACAGCTTCCTCGTCCAGCCGGACAACCTCCCTTGGTTTGAATCGTAGAGGGGACTTGAACCCCCATAATCCGGATTTGCAGTCCGGTGCCTAAGCCATTTCGAGCCACTACGATATCTATGTGTACACTATTTGCGCATGTACACTCTGAGTGAACGCGTTAGGATAGTGTACATGAACTCCCGGTCAGGCTCGAACTGACATCTTCCTATCCAATTAGCTTTATACCGGCTCGTAACCGGCTGGCATACGGGAGCATTTATTTTGCGATAGCCTTCCAGTTGTCATTTGATTTAAAATATCCAATCAGTTGATGAACTATTTCACTCTTTTTCCCTCTTAGTGGATAATCAAAATAGCTACCCATCAATTTTAACTCAGGAATTGTTAGTGCTTCTAGAAGACTTTTTCTAAGAACTGGATCACACTTAGCCCAGTTTTCATATATCTTATCTCTCATTTAATATCCTCTTACATTCTCATGTACAATTTCACCTTTGCTATTGGCGACATAGCTTTCATTACCAGTTGCAAAGGTGTATTCTTTTGATTCTTTAATTGCGGCTTGCCTTGTGGTAGGTTCACAAAGACCTGTATCATTGTGGTTGTACGCTGTAAAAGTCATGTTAGCTTCCTTTTGTTTTTTTGCTAAATACTTTTCCCTCAATAAGATATTCCCATCCTTGTTCAACAAGGCCATCATAAACTGCTGAATCTGATTGGTATGAGAAATATAATTTGCTGAGCATCTCTGCAAAAAACTTTTCAACGGTTGCAATAAATCTTATATCGTTTGTTCCTTCAAACCAGTAAGTTTCAGCTTCTTTATAGATATCAGAATCAGATGCAGAAGCTATTAGAAATTTATCGGCAAGCTTCTTTAGTTTGGTAGGTCCACCGATGATAACTCCAGCTTCTAATGTGTGGACATTCCAGCCATCAAGCTCAACTTCAAATCTCCTTGCAGCTTCTTGAGCTGGTGCATCATAATCTTCAGGAACAGATATTAGTCTGTTTCTGCTAATTATGTGCTGCTGAACTTCTGTTGGAAGCTCCTCAAATGTGTAAATGTTAATTGTTCTCATGTCAACTCCTTTTGTTGTTGGTAGAATATACACCAGAACAGCGAGAATAAAACAGTTATTTGTACTCCGTCTTGGATTTGAACCAAGGTAAACCTAGGAGGCCTCCTGCTTGTAAGGCAGGCGCTCTATACCGGACTGAGCTAACGGAGCAAATTATTGCCTAGAATGAACGGACTATTGATTGGTGCCATCCATAATAGGACTTACATATTGCAGAGGTAGAGAGACTCGAACTCCCAGTCACGCTTTTGGAGAGCGTTGGTTTGCCAATTAACCGATACCTCTAATTAGTTTTTGAGGACATTTTTTAAGCTCTGACAACGATAGTCCAAGCTGGCTGTATCGCTTGTCGTCGCTATATATAATTAATAATTTAAAATCATTAAGCTCAACAGCATTGTTCATCTTATGATTTAAAACTACATTAACTCATCCTTTATATTCGACATAATAATCAAATTCTGGAATATAGAAATCGGGATAATATTTTCTATCTCTACCTTCTAGATCGACATATCTAAAACCTTTTCAGTTACGATTTCATAATATCTCTAATGAGTCAAATATTTTTGCAACTTCAATTTCATGTTTATTTAGCTTAACTAACCCAGCATATTTACTATCATATTCAAACACCTTTGATCTTCCTCCACCTGTTCTCAAACCACCAGACCCTGATTTATGGGGCTTTCTTAATAGAGATCTATATTCTTCACTTTCATATAGGTGTTTTTGACAATATCCAAGCTGCGTTCTAGATCCAATTTCTACATTGCAGATCTTACAGAATCTGATTGGTTTATTAATTTTTAATTTTCTAGATACTTTTTCATTAATGTTTTTTCTTTTTGCCTTAGTGCTAAATCCTCTTGCACATTTATCTGAACAGAATCTACCAGATCCATATTGTCCATCATGCTCTTGTTTGCAATTTTCACATATATTCATATTATTCTCCTGTTTAATATAAATATACTCGAACTATAAAAATGGTTTTGATTGTAGCCTCTACAGGAATTGAACCTGTGACCTTCGGATTAAGAATCCGCTGCTCTAACCTACTGAGCTAAGAAGCCAAAATACGAATCCCAATTAATTGTCGGACGCTATCCTATAATGAGATTCGTTTCGTACACCACCTAGGAATTGAACCTAGTACCTTCTGCATATCAGGCAGCTGCTCTACCGTCGAGCTCATGGTGCATTATTGTGGGTTATAACAGACTTGAACTGCTATCTGTCGCTTTACAGGCGAGTATTCTACCATTGAACTAATAACCCGAGTGTCCGGCAGAGCTATCCGGACTATTGAGATAAAATTGCAGGCTCTTTCTCTGCTTATCTCAAAGTGGAGCATACAGGGATCGAACCTGCGACCTCCGCAGTGCAAGTGCGGCGCTCTCCCAGCTGAGCTAATGCCCCTTCTATTGTTGTCGCACTGAGTGGGCTTGAACCACCAAATCTTCCGGATATGAGCCGGGGGCTTTACCATTTAGCTACAGTGCGATATGCAGTCGATACAGGACTTGAACCTATAATAGCAGGATCAAAACCTGCGGTGTTACCATTACACTAACCGACCATTAGTCACGCATACCGGATTCGAACCGGTGACCTTCGGGATGAAAACCCGACGTCCTAGAACCAGACTAGACCAATGCGCGTTAAAAGAGAAGAGGTACCGCCTTCCACAAGTTTAGGCTTTCCAAAGAAATTAGGACCGCTGATATCACCCTCTTCTGAATGTGGTTCAGTGAGGCAAAGATAGAGCAGGCTTGTCGCCCTAGTAGGTCATTCTCTTAGTCCCCCGGGCCGGACTTGAACCAGCATCGCATACGATTTCACTGTACCGCTCTACCAATTGGAGCTACCAGGGGATGTGGCTATGGTTTTTGAATAGAACCACAGCTCTAAACTATTTAAATCTTACCAGTACCAGCCTTTGCAATTAAGCTTTGGATCGAATTCATATTCTTCCCAATCTTTCCATGAGTTGATTTTTTGCATTTCGTGTCTGGCTTTTGTTCTGTAATCATTGTTTAGCATTTTTGCATACCAACTTGGTACGGGCCATTTTCTACCAATTCCAGTATCAGAATAGTATTTTGCAATGGCTATTTTTTGATCTTCCTCACTTATAGGCAACCATTCCCAGTAATAAATGTAATAATGTTCTTTGATTCGAACACCTACTTTTACATAGTCGTGAGTGACATGTTGTGGGATTGGTCCTTTTTTTCTTCTTTGGGTCTTACTCATTTTCGGTCTCCTTGATTTAGTTTAACTAACTAAATCGACCGATTCCTCCATTGCTCATAGCATTCTCCTTATTTTGTTTTTTGTATTCCGAGTTGATAACCTCTTAAAAATATATTGTAATCATGTGTGTGAATTGTAAGAAATTCTCCAATTCCAAATCCTGGGCTATCAATTAATAATTCACTATCGGGATTTGTCCATCCAAAATCATCAAAAATCATTATGCCATTCACATTTAATAATTTATCTGCCCAGTATGCATCTATAAAAACATCATCAGATCTATGACTTCCATCAATATATATGAAATCATATTTTCCTTTAATATCATGCAGCATACTCTGTGATTCACCTTCAACTATTGTGAAATCAATTTTGTCTCTGAATTTAGAAATATTATGTTCAAAATTTGATCTGATATGACTTTCATTTTTTGTCAAATTATCTTTTGCTCGTTCCATACCTTTTTCTTCTAAGCTTCCTTTGAATGTATCAATAACTGTATATTTTTCAATTGTTGGTACAGTATTGCATAGCCAGACAGTTGCTCGACCTTCAAAGCATCCAATTTCAAGAACCGATTTAATATCACCTTCATATTTTTTATAGCCATCGATTGCTTCAGTCCATGCTTCAATATTCTGATCAAACCATTTTTCAGTCCACTTGCCATCTTTAAATGCTAAATTTTCAGTCATATATTCTCCATTTTAAATTTGTCCCAGTAGAAGGACTCGAACCTACAACTCCATTAGGAACCGGGATTACAATCCGGTGTCAATGCCTGGATGACATTACTGGGTGGGGTGCACGACGGGATTTGAACCCGCATGAGGATATTATCCAACCTGGGCCACGGCCAGGCGCATTACCTATCTGCCACATGCACAGCAGGACCGAGGGGACTTGAACCCCCAACCTCCGGATTGACAGTCCGGTGCTCTAACCAATTGAGCTACGGCCCTATTTTAATTTTGGATCCTTTGTATTGTCATTTACATGGGGATCTTTTCTTCCACGAGTTTTTACATGTCCTCTATCTTCAAGAACCATCTTAACTTTTGCTATGTAAGCTTCTTGAGCTTCAATGAATTCTTCAGTGTCGTTTTCATACCAGCTATTATAATTCCATTGTGGAACTCTAATAGCCTTATAATAAGCTAACAATCTTTGATCAGTCATTTTGTCTAACTGTTCGAGAGTTTTGTGTCCCCATGCTTGCATAATATAACCTTTCATTTAGTTTAATGGACCAAGTAGACCAGGAGGGATTCGAACCCACAAGACCATTACGGTCGACAGGGCTTAAGCCTGTTGCGTTTACCAGTTTCGCCACTGGCCCATTATTGCGCATCATATCAGGTACGATCTGATAATTCCAGGTTGGAAGCCTGACGTGTTGCCAATTAACACTAATGACGCGATTGTCCAAAGAGCAGGGATCGAACCTGCTATACCAAGCTTCCAAAGCCCAGCCTCTACCAATAGATTTCCTCTGGTTTGTACACCGACCAGGGATCGAACCTGGGACCAATGGCTTAAAAGGCCACTGCTCTACCAGCTGAGCTACCGGTGCATAAAGTTTTGAGGGTGATTCCAACTCCATTCTGCAGAATGTTTTGGCCCCTCACGGTCACAAAAAGTTTGAGTGAGATTCGAACCCACCAGCTTACTTATATTCGTCAAATTGAAACCCTTCGAATTGTTTCAGCCTGAGAATATTCAGTAGCATCTGCCCTACTGCATCCATTCCCGTTAACCACGCTTTTGTTCAAATTTCACCTAATTCTCGCTATGGTCTCACATACGACTAACCATCTTACGCCTGATTTTCTACAGGATTGCCTGAGGGGTCGTCCCGGGACTGACCTCAAGTGGTTGGTTTTTGGGAATTAGGAATTCTCAAATTTTAAAGGTAATATAGGAATTGAACCTATAACAATATTGTCTGCTCCCACCC